CTATGGAGGATATATGCAAGCATGATAGTTATCTCGGTAAGCGCATCAAGCGAGGACTGTTCAAGTCGGCAGTTGGAAAGGTTATCAATGCCGATGTCAACGGTGCGCTTAATATCGGTAGAAAAGTATTCGGTGATTCATTTATGATAACTGATAGTGGGCGTTGGTATCGTCCCGAACGGATTAACGTTTTAAAATGTGTGTAAAAATTAACATTAATGCTTTACTTTTGTCGCATGAGATATTGCTATGATAAAGAACGGTATGATTATCTTGTCAACGAGATTTTAAAATGTGGCAAGATACTTAAAGAGAACACCACTAACGGTAAGGAAGTTAGCTGGAATGTTTTCTGGATAAGGGTGGACGCTCATAAAAGAAGGCTGTCCGCAATGAGAGAGTTGGACAAGATTAAGGAAGAAAAATATAAAAAATAAAAAAATGGATTTAGTATTAAATTGTAAAGTAAAAAAAGTAGGTCAGTTACAGACTGGTACAAGCAAGGCAGGCAATCCTTGGCAAAAGAGAAATCTTCTCGTTGAGGAAATTGGTGCTACATATACCAAAGAAGTGTATTTTTATGTAATGGGAAACCTGTGTGATCTTCAATTGAAAGAGGGTGATACTATTACTGCCCATCTTGAAATAAGAGCTAGAGAGTACCAAGGTAAATATTACAATGAAGTTGGGTGCTTTAAGATAGATATGCCGCAACCAGCACAAGCTCCATCACCTGTACCTGTTCAGCCTGAAAGACGGGATGATTTGCCCTTTTAAAATTGCAATGCTTTCTGAAATGTGTGGTTTTTGCTTGTATTGATTAAATTCTTGTTTTTGTTTGCGGATGGAGGTTTATCTTTTTTGCCATATTTCGGGTTTTCCTCCATCCGATTTTAGGCACTGATATACAATCGGACACCACAGATAAAATCAATTCATTTAAATTTGAGTGCCATCACTTCTAATGATGACACCAACAGCATTAAGAGGAACTTTTATCTTAATGCTTAATTCGCAAAAAGAATAACTCATAATATATAATTAAATTAGATTGAAATGAAAAAGTACATTGGAACAAAGTTAGTTCAGGCTACACCTGCAATTCGCAAGGGTGGTAAGGTCTATCTGCCCACTGATGCTATTCCAAGAACTATGGAACAAGTGGAAGAAGGATACAAGGTGGTATACGAAGACGGCTACGAGAGTTGGTCGCCTAAAGATGTGTTTGAAAAGGCATATAAGATTGCAGAAACACCAGTTGACCGTATGCAGATAGAAGCCGAAGAAGTCAATGAAAGATATGTAAAGTTGGCCGCTTTCATAGATTCAGGGAAAATGGATGAAGTCGTTAATGATACATACAACAAGTGTTTGCTGGAAATCCAATGCGGCACAATGTTCGACTATATACGCCTTCTTGACACTCGCATACAACGTATGCAAGGCTCTGATAGCGCAGAAGTGCGGAAGATGAACTTTGGTATGGCTATTATGGCTCTCAAAGCAGGTTATCCAATTCGTAGAAAGGGCTGGAACGGGGAAGGATTAATGGTATTCAAACAGGTTCCAGCTCATATAGAGAGTGTTGTTATTCCAAAGATGCAATCTCTTCCGCAATCAGCAAAAGACCTTATTCTGAAAGGCAAAGGATTCATTGACTATACAAGCCAGTGTCTTATCTACAATGAGAATACTGGACGCGCTGATTCATGGGTTCCGTCTATCAGTGATGTGTTTGCCGATGATTGGGAAATTGTTGATTAATACCTAATTTTATTTAAGGCTTAATTCACAATAATTATTATATTTGTACCATAAAAGATCCTTAAAACAATATTTGTCTTATGGACTGTTGTTTTAATTTTGAATCTTTTCATATCACATAAAAGGGGTGTTTTATGGGTCAATATCCATTTAGCCATAATCACCCCTTATTTACTAAACACATGAGAAAAAAAGAACTTCTAAAAAAATTGAGAGAATATCAGTCTTGGCGGAAAGGTGCTGACACTCCCATGATGCCGCCATCCGAAGTAACTAGGATGATTGATTCCGCAATAACGGTAATAGAAAAGTCTGATACAAGCAAGGCGAATGCCGTGCTGTTCAAAAAAGAAGTGATAGACAAACTTCATATCACTGTGGGTGCTATGATTTTGGACGGATATGACGAGTTGGATTCATGTGTAAAATATGTTAATGACTTAATACGTGAGTTAGATGAAAATTAATTTGTTTGTAAACGGAAATTTGGTGTGCGACCGAAGCGAAGCGAGGGAGCACAGGGGCAGTCTAGCTGCACAGGGGCAGTCTAGCTGCACAGGGGCAGTCTAGCTGCACAGGGGCAGTCGAAGTTATAACACTATGTGGTGAGGAACTCCCTAGCGATTATGACATTTCTGATGCTGTTATAATTGATGGCGATATTCATTGTCGTAGTATCAGTTGTAATGGCATTGTTGTTTGTAAAGGTTCTTATACCGTTATAGAGGAAGGGGGTGATTATGGGTCACTCTAACGGTAAAATCACTGCACCTGTCGGATTGGATAGTGATGTATATCCTACTCTAGGTATTGGTGCTACTAGTGACGGTTATGATTTAGGATATGCGTGCGCAAATACGCATGGGAAAATAAATAAATGGAGTAAGAAAAAGCCTGTAAGATATGCTGATATGGCTATAAACTTAAAATTAGATACTTGGTGGAAAGGTGACAATAATGCTAATTGCGGGTTGAACGTAAATGTCAATGGGGATGTATTGTCTAGTTACAAAAATAATACATCTTATGAATATGAGCCTCCAAGAGGTGGAAATAGCGAACCATTTAGGCTATTGGATTTTGATGGGTATTATCATAATGCGGAAACGTTTTTAAGGACGCGCGTAATTAAAGATGATGTTGTTACAGTAAATTATCAAGCTCAGACGGTATATTTATATCAAGTACGTTATACGAAAGTTTCAGACAATAGTATAGTCCTTAGTGATTTGGATTATGCGTTAAGCCATACGGTTTCTAAACTTAAATTAGCTGTTGATTTGTATTATCAAAATCCGCTTACTACTATGCCTGTTCCTGCTGTTATAAGAACTATTCTTGCTAGTACGCCTATTGAAAACGGAGGAATGGGTACTCAAATAGAATTTAGATTTTCTGAATCTGATATTGGGAGAAATATTTATGCACTTTTTTACCTACGAGATGAATCATATCCTATGAGCGTTCCTATTCCTTGGGATAATGACAATTATCCTGTTATGATATTTAGAATAGTAAATGAACCTTTAATATCTGCTCTTCTTAACGGTATTGCATATTATGGTCAAATGAATTGGCATGATCTTACTGCTGGCATAAATCCTAGTAACCCGTTTGATATCTATACTAAATATTCAAATATTTTATTTAAGTTTACGGTTACTAATAAAAGAGAGGGGAATACTAACATAACCAAACAATATAGATTTCGTATAGAAGTTAACGGTACTCTTAATTCAGGTGGAAGCGATTCTGTATCTAGATACTATAATGCTGAGTTTGTTACAGGAATAGATATGAATCCTATGACATCAGACATAATACTTTCTGGTGAAGAAACTAAGACTGTTTATGTAACCGTTGGATCTGCCTTTGAAGATTTTGTTACAGGTACATCTAAAATGGTTCGTGTTAATTTACAAGCACAACAATCTGGGCAAAATCAATGGACAAATTTAAGTATGAGGGCTATATTCATAAAGTCTAGTAGTATGATGTCATAGGTTATGTATTAAACACCGGATATAATATACACAAGCAATGGGCATGGAACGGCAGCTTGGGTCTGTCTGTGTGTATTCTGTATTGCTCATCAATGCAGAACTGGCATGGATTTTTAGACGTTACTGCTGTCCTCCATCCCTTGAAATTTGGAATGTTTTTCCATGAGTTGTAATTTGCTTCATTGAAAATACCTAAAATCATCTGTTGCTCTATAACATACAACTGGCTTATACCGTTTGTAGCATATCCTCTCCCGTAGTGTTTCTGTTTGCTTGGTGGAATAAATGATACGTTATATGGTGATGATATGTTGTTCCATATCTTCTTTTGAACCTCATCCGTTATCTTCTCTATATTGTTCGTTTTTGTGGACAGTAATGTATTGGCAAGATATACTTCAACAACAGCGCGGAATCTGTTTGTATTTGTGTTTATTCTCTGCTTTGTCGTTTCTCCACCGTATGTCCTTTCCATATATTCCTTAATGCCGTTGTCCGTCATTGAAATATACTCCCATCCAAGATCATCGTTTAGTTCTAGTGACAGTTTATTGCTTTCCAGTACATATTGGTATATGTCGTTATATATATCCTCACGGAACTTTTTGGTCAGTTCCATCACTTTTTCTTTTTGGATATCCGGGAGTTTTGCTATTGACTTGAACGATTTAGCCCCTGCCAAAAGGAATATGGCTAGAAGGTCTTTAGAAAACTTCTCCGCACGCTCTTTGGTTGACGATTTTATACCGTTGGCAAGTCTTTTTACCTGGAAGTAATAGTCTGCAATCTTAGATATTTCTTCTTTGTTGATCATTGGCTTCTACTCTTTCTGTTATTCCGTTTGCTACCATGTTTATCATCAAACTCTTGAAATCGCTTTGGCTGTAAACTTTTTGCCCGATTGATGCTAGAGTTTGAAAGATTACAATTTGATTCTCATACAAAACCTTTTGGTTCTGTATGATAGCGTCAAGTTTCGATAATATTTCTCTTTCGTTGTCCATAGTGCAAAGGTATGTATTATTATCTAATTACCGTACAAGTTAATCTATTTTTAAATCAGAAACCTAGTATTGGATTTTTCCCTCCATTGTTTCTTCTTATAGCTTCTCCTGCTTCTTTTATCTCCTTTTTCTTCTTGGTTATACATTCTTTTTCTTCAAGCGTAAAATTCATAGATATACATTTACGCATATAATTACGGAATTGTTTTATTTCATTTGGTGTCATTGTACAAATCATATATTGTGTGTTTATGTATGATGTAACAAAAAAGGCAACAGTAAAGATTCACATCTGCCTGCTGCCAAAGTAAAAACATCGTAATGGTTCATTTATTGTTATACAAAGAAACAAAAAATATATTATACATGTATACGTAGTACAATTTTTTTAATCAATATTAACAATGATTGCTTGCGTTTGCACATAAAAAAAGCAAGAAAAAGGGTCCAATCTATTTCTTGCTTATTAAGGTAAGGTAATTATATACGTTTATACACGTACATATTGACGCTTCACCGCCCCGACTACTGTCGACCACTCCACGTCCTCAACCCCTTCTACCAAGGGTGATACTAATTTAGTTTTTGCATGAAAATAACTATTTAAGCTATATCCATTAACGGATGCTTTATGATAAGGCAAAGATAAATATAATGTTTTAGGTATTAATGTATGTTTTTACATACATTTTAGAACGTTAATTCGTTCGGGGCGATACCAACGCCCGCTATCAGTTATCACAAAAGAATCACCGAATACTTTATAATGGTGTTCATTTGTTCCTTAATGCCCATCTAAATATCAACAATCCTAATTATTACATTGCAAATATAATACTTTTTTGTATATTTGCAATGTATCAATAAATAAAAAATTATGGAACTATTGGTAGAAAGAAAATGGTGTAAGCCTGATTATACTATAGGGCGTTTGTATATTGATGGTGAGTTTTTCAGTAATACGCTTGAAGATCGTGTTGTTGACGTGAATAAGAACGGAGTGTTTGATGGAAACGAGAAGAAGGTTTATGCTGAATCTGCTATCCCTTACGGTAGATACCAGGTGATATACAACTGGTCCCCAAAATTCGGACGTAATATGCCAAGATTGTTGAATGTTCCTCATTTTGAGGGTATTCTTTTTCACGCTGGGAATACAGCAAAGGATTCTGCCGGATGTATCCTTGTAGGCAACAATACATCAAAAGGAAGGCTTACCGAATCACGCTATACTTCTGACAAGTTGAACAAATTGATTGACAATTCGATAAAGCGTGGCGAACAGGTTTGGGTTACGATAAAGTGATCAATCAGGAAATATAGGAGCGATATTTTTGTCGCTCCTTGCTTTATAGTAATAACAGATGTATAGTGCTATACTATTCTCGCTAATTTTCCATCAGACGGTTTTCCGCCAAACAGGTGATTAATGTATGCAAGACCTTTTTGTGTGCATAGAACAACCATCACGACAAAACCTGGGTGATTCTCTCTTGGAATAGGCTTTTCTTTCATCTCGAAATACCCAGCATCAATATACTTCTGTTTTGGCTCATTCCTGTTAGCAAAGAATACTCCTGCTTCACGAAGTTTCTTGAACAAGGTATTTCGTCCGAATGGTAAGCCGAGTATCTTGGCAGCCTGTCCTATATCACATTTGCCTTCCATCGCAAAGGCTTTGTCGGCAAAATCCGCTTTGGGCTGAATTTTGGCAATCTTGGCATCTTTTTGTTCGATTTGCTTTTTCTGTTGCTCCGATTCAATGCGCAACCGTTCTTTCTCCTTTTCAGAAGCTACCAAAGCTTCCAAGGCTTCAAGATAGGTTTGCGGAGTTTGGATAGCCTTTTTCTCATTTTCGAGATATTCAAGACGGTCTATGATTTTTTCACGTAGAACTGCATCGTAGCCCGAAGCGAGAATAAGACAACCTTTCGGAGTTAGATTAAATAGAGGTCTTTCTTGACCGTTAGCGTCTGTGTATGAGCCCAATCCAAAATTGGATTCGGCTACACCTTGCGATAATAGATTGCGAATATCACGCATAACATGGGCATGTTGTTTACCCGTGACCTCTGCTATTTCAAGGGAGGTCATACCTTTTTGATTTGGAATTAAACTTTCCATACTTACTATTGTTTGGCATTATAATTATAGACAGAAAAACGGCTGCCATTTCCCGTGTCGCCAAACAATAGTAAGATTTTCTCCGAAGAGGAAATATTACGCAGGAAAGACAGCCGTGTATTTTCATACAAGCGATTGGGCATAAAAAAAGCCAAGCTAATATAGTGAGCTATAACCGTGCTCTACGGAGAAATAATACTTTACTATTGTTTGGCACCACAAAGTAAATAATAATTTTTGATATATAAAAACTTTGTGGTGTGATTTTTTTTTAAATTAATCCAAGCACCATACCTACTGCTCCCCAGAATACATCTCTCCATTCGGGCACTCCTTGTCTAAGCCACTTATCGTATATTATTTCTTTCCCTACAAGAATGAACAAGGTTAGTGCTATTGCTGTCCATACGGAGAAAAACCATTGCGCCACGCTTACTACAAGTATTCCTGCAATGAGGTGTTCCATTCCGTCAACTCTCAAATTGTTAAGGCATATATAGTCTAATGTCCTTCTTATTTTTCTTAGTAAGTTCGTAAATTTTCCCATAGTTTAGCTGTTATCGTTGTTATCATTGTTTTCATTGTTTTCATTATTTTCATTATTTTCCTCTATCACCCTAGCTTCCATATCGTTTAATCTTCTGTCTTGTTCGTCCATTCTATCATCTTCGTTATTTGCAGAGAAGTCACTTTCTTCTCTTGCTGTCTGTAATGATATTATTCGGGAGTTCACAAGCTGAACGAGTGTATTGTTCCATTCAGAGAAGTCTATGTATGAGTATGGTTCTATGGTAGCGTTTATTCTTAGAGCGTTATAACCTGTTGCGTCACCTTCCATTACTCCTACATAGTATTTGAATATATTGGCCATGTCATTTATGGCTGTGTTCATCATTTGTGCATCACTTCTCGCCCATTCCATTTCCGGCTCATAATACATTGCTGTTGTTCCAGTAGGTCTGTCACCTGACGATGATTGCATTGGCGGAACGACACCGCTTCCGTCAAGTATTCCGTTGTATATGTTATCTATTTCGGTGAACAGTGAGTTTGAAGCATCCATTTTACCCATGAACTGTGCATCATCTTCTGCTCCTACACGTAAAATGGAAGTTCCTCCTAGTCCGTTTCTTTGAATGTTTATTCTTCCGTTAGTCTTGATAAGTAGCATTTGGAATGCCTGTCGTGTGTTGTATTCTCCTATCATGGACATTAAGAACTCGAAATCGTCTATCAAGTCCTGTACTGCCCCCCAAAATGGAAGTTCAAGCCGTAGATATACTACAGGTATAAATCCCAGGTTATGGAATTGATGCAGTTGTATGATATTCCCGTTCTCGTCAATATCCGTTGCTATATCTCCGTTGGAATCCAGTGTATAAAACTCATCTTTAGTCCATACATCGACAAGTGTGTCTGTATGTTCTTCTCCATCAGCCGATATATATGTGGTTGTATATTCTCTTGCGAAAGCTATTCTTTCGCCTCTTCTGTTTTTATGCTCATATAGTATATCTCCTTTTGAGTAGCTGAAAGACCTGTATTTTATCTCGTCCTTATCCTTATATATATATATGGCAGCATCTCCTACCTTTCCGGCTTCGCTTATAAGTTCAAACTTGGCTGTTTCCATGAGAGAATCAGTCCAGTATTCCTTGTATGTTGTCAGCTTATCCCTGTTCTGCTGGTTTGACGCGCTTTTCTTTATCTGGAATTTAAGAGGATTGGTACATAGGTGTGATACCCTTTTCTTGTGTATCATCCTTTGAAGAGGAAATGCTCGTCTTTGCAGTACATAGGGAGTTGATGCCAATTTCTTTTTTCTTTTCTGAGCACCTACATTCGCGCTTTCATCATCCGATGATGTGGCATCCTCGTCTGACGGGATACTGTCTTTCCAGTCGGGTCTGTTGTGTATATAATGTCCTGATGTATCCCATTGTGCTAGAAAATCATCTTGTGACATATATTTGTATATCAAAGTGGAGCGTCTTGGTTTTTTCTTTGTTCCTCCACCTCTCCCATCGTCACATCTTGACGGAAGTGCCACTTTGAACGGTTCTTTTCGTAATAAAACGTCTAATTTTAAAATTTCCATAGGTAATTATAAATATTTTAATTCATCCATTATATCGTTAGGTATGTCAATCATTACATCACATATATCAAAATATGTCCTGTATAAAAATGTTCCTTCTATCAAGTCGGGCGAGCATCCTACAATCTTTTTTGCTTCCTGTTTTTTCAGCAGTCTTAGTTTCCCGTTTTCCCTTTCCACGTCACGTCTTATTGCTCTTCTCTGGTCCATCAGTGCTTCCCGTATTGTTTTGTTCACATACGGTTTTTCGAGAAGTTCCGGGTTTATACTGAATCCGCAATATCCTAGGTTTGTTCCTTTTATACGTGTTACCATCTCATCGGCAAGCTGTGCCCTAAGATCGAAATAGAATCTTACAGGCTGGTCATCCTTGCTTTTGTCTAGTCTTTTCGGAACACCTCTAAGTATTGCCAGACTTTCGGGGAATGCGTCACGGAATGTAGGTGCTCCAAGACCGTCAAATGCCAGTCTGTTTTCACCGATTCCCCATTTTCGTAGATTGTTTCTTACCCATCGGTTCAAATCCCTAGGCTTTAATGTGTTTGACCATTCTAGGTCTTGTAAGTGATGTCCTATGAAGTGCCCCATTACACAAACGTCACCAAGACCGTATGCTATATCTAGTGTAGCACATTCAAAATAATCGTCAAACACAGGCTGAGATGAGAACATTTCCTCCATTTCGTCACGGGTTATCCACTCGTTTCCCCCTTTTATCAGCTTCCATGAACCTAATGCGTTTATGGATACTTCCTGTGCTGTTCCTCCAAGGTTTTTCTGATAGTCGGGATTGGAAGCCATAAGTATCTTGTTATCTTCCAGCCCGGAAGCTATAAAGGTTATGCTCTTGATGTATCTTTTACAGTTTGTTTCGTCAATTTTGGTATTTTTACCGAATCTTGCGATGATATAATCTTTTGCCTGAGCAAATACTTCTTGTGGGCTGTCACCCCATGCTGTTTCATGTATAGTATCTCCATATTGAAAGAAATATCTTACCTTTCCCGATCTTTCCGGAATTGCTATTCCGTCATCGTCCACCCACCATGATACCAGTGCTCTCCAGAAATCGCTGTACGGGTTTGGATTGCACGCGCCTGTAAGACCTGTTCTTAGTCCTGATGATGAACGCAATACCGTTTGAAGGTAGTTTATGATAGGTTCCGTTGCCTGTGAGCACTCGTCTATCGCCACCTTCACAACGTTACCACCCTGTTGTCTGTCCTTAAATTCATTTATGCCTTTTTCTCCCGACAAGCAGGCATCCCCGAAATAATCGTATCGTATTTCACCTCCTGCGTCAAGTCTTGAAAGGCGTTTTGAATCAATATACTCACCATAAGGTTCAACCATCTTTGAAACCACTTTAAGAATACCGTCCGCTTTTTCTGCGGATGTCTTGTCCTTACGGAAAACAAGTGCGGAAAATGACGGGTGGTTGCATGAACTCAGTATATCCATTCCAAGACATACGGATTTTCCTCCCCCACGATTCCCGTGAAGTATCTTTATTCCTGCCCTGTTCCTTAGAAATGCCTCCTGTGAACCTTTCTGTGGGGCAAGCATATTTACCTTGTACCCCTTGCTTCTTCTGTCCTCTATATATCTTTGGACGAAATCAAGGCTTTTATATGGTATGATTCCCCTTTTGCCATATCGTTTCAGCGATTTGACAACATCTTTAGTCTTTAATCCTCGGTATTTTAAGTCAATTTCTTCCATCGTTTTCTATGTATCCCGCAAATATAATATTTTTTTAAATATTTTTTTGCTTATACACATTTTTTAACTACATTTGCATCGGTAAGAGGTACTTACTGTGCGCAAAGGTCTTGTGCATGAATCACATAAAAAAAAATAAATAGTATATGGATGAAAATGTAAAAGTCATTTTTGAAGGTATCAAGAATGCGTTGGGAGAAAGTAGCTCCGTTATTACAGATCGTACAATCGAACAGACAATTAATGAGTTCTCAGCGTTCGCACCGCAGGAAAATGCGGAAAAGTTCTGGAATGAAAGTGTTGTGAATCATTTAAAGAACACTGTGGCAGGTCAGGTAAGAGCGTTTGCGTCTGATAAGCGCAAAGAGTGGGATACAATCAAGGAACAGGAGATATCCAACTTGAAAAAGGAATGGGAAAAATCACATTCGTCACAACAACAACAACAACAACAACAATCATCCGAACAGAAACAGTTTGAGTTGCCCGATGATGTCAAGGCTAAACTTGAAGAGTTTGAAAAGTTCAAGAAAGATTTTGAAGCTAAAGAGCAGGAGGAAAAGCAGAAGCAGATTGTAACTGAAAAGCGCAAGAAGCTGTCTGATTTGATTAAACGCCCGGAAGCGGGTATGCCTAACGAGTTGTTGCGCAACATCATTTTTGAGAACATTCAGATTTCGCCCGAAGAGGAAGATACAAGCATTCTTCTGAAAATACAGGGAAAGTACAATGAAACGTGTACTAAATACACAAAGGATGGCATTAATCCTTTCATCTCTGACAAGGGTGGTTCTAGCGATGTAAAGTCATTCATAGATAGAAAGAGAGAAGAAGATAAGGCTAACAAGGAAAACAACATTGTCAGCCGATATTACAGTAAAATTAACAAATAGTTTTTTTAATTATGAAAGCAGGAGTTCTTGCAACAAGTTATAGTAAGATTGGCGGCGCAAGACATATCTTTTCTAATGATACGTCTTTGCACGTACTGTTGGTAGGATGTAACGTTCCAGTAGAACGTATGCCTACAGTTGGGAACAAACTTCCGGCTGGTACCATGATTAAATGTGATTCCTCAAAGCAGAATGGCGGTGACATTCACTATTCATTCAGAATATATGAGAAATCGGAATCGGGTACTACGGTAAAAGTTGAAAAAATCATGGGTAATACAGTTGCCAAGGTTGGTATGATTGTAGGTAAAGCACCTACTACTGCCGCAGGTACTACAACTGGTTATACCATTAACGCTATTGATTCGTCTCATGACGAATATGATATCCTTACATTGTCCTCGGATGCAGGTAAATTGGAATTGACCGATATTTTGGTTGAAGTTACACAGGCTAGTGCTAGCGCAAAAATCAAGGTTATTCCCAATGCTATCCTGCCTTATGATGTTGACACCATTCCAGGTGCCACTCTCTATCCTTTCAACGGTGCATGGATGGTGACAAGTGAGATTTTGGAAAGACGCATTCCGCCCGTAGCTTCGGCAATCAAAAAGGCGATGAAGGATGATGAATCATATCCTTGCGTTTTCCGTTACACATTGTATAACTAATTAAATTTTTTGTTTTATGCAAAGATCGACATTTAGTTTCTATGATTGGCATTTCTCCGGGGAGATGCAGGAACTTATGGATTATGCCAATCAGAAATTTGATAACGAAAACTGGAGAAGCTACGGAGATTGGGATGTTCCTCAGATGAGTAAATCATGGAATGTCATGGTTGACGAATACACACAGGCTACCCGTCCTGTAATGCTGGCTCCTTTGGCTGAAAAGCCTATCATGGATACTACGGGATTTGAATGGTATTCTGGCCGTATTCCGAAGATGGGTCACGCTATTCAGTTTATGGAAACCGATATTCAGGAGTTCTATGAACTTGACATTCCGCAAGGCGCATTGCTTGACAAGATCCGTGAGAAATGGTACACAAAGATGGAAGCGTGTATCCAAGGTTTCCATACCGAGTTGAACTGCATGACTTATCAGGCTCTTTCTACAGGTATGCTTAACTATACAGCTAGTGGTACCAACTCAATCCCTGTTCAGATTGACTATCGTGTTCCTGCAAAACACAAGTTGAAAGCGTTGAAGCAGAAATGGTTTAGCTATACAGACTGGACACCGAACGAGAATGCAGATCCTATTAAAGACCTTCAAAGAATGTGTAAGATTGCCGACAATGACGGTGTACCATACGACCACTTTGAAATGTCCAAGGATTTGTATGACAACTTCCTGATGCACCCGAAAGTGACAGCAGCAGTACAGGCTCGTCTTGTTCCTGCCGCAGCGTCTACTACAATCTATCCTATGAACAATCAGGAGATTGTTGATGTGCTGATGAAGGTGTTCTCTATTCCTGTGATTATTCCTGTTGATGAAAAATCAAAATGGAACAAACTTGGTGTGATTGAGGAAGCCAAACCGTCTTTTGAAAAGAACACCGTTGTTCTTGTTCAGAGCGGTCAGTTCTTCCGTATCAAGAACTCACCGTCAATGTATTTGCAGGATACCAACCCGGCTGTACGTATTTCTTCTTTGGAAGGCGGACGTATCGCGTTCTTGCATCAGTATTCTTCTGAACCGTATGCTGAGAAGAGTTCAGGTGAATTGTGGGCGTGTCCTGTGATGAAGAATCCGAACAACCTTATCATCATGAAGGTTGACGAACAGTCAAATACGGGATTGTAAAAAGTTGAACCATGAAGGTCATTATTGATATAAATGGCGAAGGCACAGCAAAGGGCGCAGGGGAGTATTTCATTGGAGATACTCTCACGCTCCAAGCTATTCCCGAAGAAAGTGTAGAGTTCGGATACTGGCTTATTGCCGACAATGAAACATTGAAGCCGGAGGATAGACTGAAAGTTTCGGATAATCCGTTCACTATTCAAGTTACCCCTCAGATAACAGCAAAGGGTAACATGAAGGTAGAAGCATATTTCTATATGTCTATGCGTGAATATCTGAAAGCACAGATTGACTATGAGTTGAAAAACACATCGTATATCAGTGTTGCCCAGAAATGGGGATTCCGTTTGTCTGATGACAGCCGTGAAACGTCTGAGATGAAGAAGGATTTGGCTTATGCTGACTTGTTGCTCATTGTTTGCACTGCCCCTTCAACGATACAGGGAAAGACGAAGAAAGCCGGGAACTGGTCAATTACCGACACAAGCAAGACTATTTCTATCAATGACAAGAAAAGATTGGAGCAACGCGCAAAGGATTTATACGCCAAATGGGGTTTGAATTTGGATGTTGGAACTGATGTTGAAATAACTAGATTAAGATGGTAGTATGGGAAAGAGTATTTTAGGTGAGGATATGTTTCCTGATATGGTTAGAATTTATCAGAACAAGAACAGTTCGGATAAATATCAGACCACCCCGTATTGGGAGATGATATACGAAGGAAGGGCAAACATACAGGAAAAGGATACTGGTTCGGAAACGAATGATGTTGACAAGTCCGAATATGCTGCCTACCTAGAAGATAACGATGTAACCATACCTTCCGGGTGTCTGTTGGATTGGCAGAATTTCAACCATCCGTTTTCGGACAACAGCAATAGCTGGCGTGAGATAAAGAAACCTCCATTTAACAATATGGAATTTGGTACGGTAATATACTTTAACCAAATAGAAAACTAGAATACTATGACAATCAATTGGACGGAAATAATACTTGCTTTGTTGGGTACTAATGGTATAACCCTTCTAACTTCAATATTACTGTTTAAGCAGAAGAAGGAAAAAATGGAAACTGAAATTGATTCTTCTACCTTGGACAATCTTGAAAAAGGGTTTGCTATTCAGGGTGCTCAGTTGAAAAAGGCACAGGAAGAAATATTGAGTTATCAGCAATCTCTTCATGATGCTTATCAGAAGATACAGGAGCTTTATAATGAGATGAACAAAATCAAAAACGAGTTGAAATGCGCAAAAGATGATCGAGATTCATTAAAAAAGCAGATTGATAAACTGAGTAAACCAGTAACAAGAAAGACAAGTACAAAAAATGCAGGCAAATAACAACAATAAAGTATTGAAAGAGTTTGGTAGTAATGTCCAGCTTGCTTTGGATGCTTCTATCATGCAGTTCATGGAAGATATCGCCACGAATATCATGGATGATATAAAAGACATGGAGGGATTTACCAATCAGACTTTCAATCTTGAAGATAGTTATGGCTGTGGCATTTATAAAGATGGGGTCCTAAAGAAGATTGTGTGGGCAAATGCAACGAAAGTTGCAAATGAACCTAGGAAACGTAACAATGTAGAATATTGGGGGCGTGAACTTGCCGAAGATTTCTTCAACAGTTACAAATCCGATGGTTCTGATAAATATGAACTGGTTGTCGCTGCTGTCATGTATTATGCCAAGTATGTGGAGAACTATCATTTGTTGAATGTTCTTTCAGATTCTTGGATTAAGACAAAGACAGATTTAAAAGGAGGTAAATATACTGTAGTTTTTAAGAAAATTGCAGCTAATATGTTCAACAAATATTTTAAGTGAAGTTATGGGCTACTTTAATCCTTCAACAATAAATACTACCTTGTACAATATTGTATTGGACAAGAAGATTGCTGACGATGTATATAAGGTACAGCGTCCTGCAAGTGTTGATGATAAGGTAACTAGTTTTATTGTCGTAAACAACAATACAAGAATTGTAAGCAATACCGAGGGCGGCCCTTACGGTCACTTCGGGAAAGGCGAAACAATGGCTACGGTTACTTTGTTTGTAAGGGCATTGCCTGGGAACATATATCCGTCTGTCATGGATGCGTTGAGTGAGAAGATGGTAGAACTGTTTCCTCAAAAGACTGTGCAGCTTCATTTCGAGATATTTAATGTTTTACCACCAATGTTTGACGGGGTTGGGTTCTATTATATGTCCGTCCTGTTGAATGTTGACATTTCAAAGGATTAGCCGCATGAAAAACGTGAGAAAAAACAGTGGAGGCGCATCGGTAGATACGTTCTCAACAATTAACAATAACTTTTTAAATACAGAAAATAGAATGGCACGAGTAAATTTAGACACCAGCCCTGCTTACTTGAACGGGCAGTCGGCTGCTTTGACATTTGATGCGATTGAGATTACCGATGAAACTCAATATTCAAGTTTTAAGAATCCGAAGATTCTTCCCAATATTGAATCTGGTACTACGGAATCCGCTGGTACTGACGCTGACACTTCTGAAACAAAGAACGAGCAGGGTGCTACCGTATTCCAGAATATCACACCGGGTACTATGGCATTTACCTTTACAGGTATGTCCACTTCAAAAGCCGCTTTCGCTTTCTTTACACAAGGGAACGAAGACAGGGTTGAGTTGGAATTAAGTAGTTTAACTGATACTGTTGATGCTTTCGGTAAGGGAGCTTCTCAGAAACTGAAAGCGTTTGGTGCAAGTGCATTCAAGCAGTTTGTACGTCCTATCGGTATTATCAACGGTACTGGTGATCGTATGATCTTCTTCCCGAAGGCATCATGGGCTGTCAGCTTCACAGGTGCTCCAAGTAACGCAGGATACCTTGGATTCTCCGTTACTGTGACAGCATTGGAAGTTAACACTCAGTATTTGAAAACCATGATGGTTCTCGAACTTGACAATTCGGGTATCGGTGGTTGATGTAGACGAGTGATGAATTATTAGCCGGGCGTTTTCGTCCGGCTTTTATTGTTTTTTAACTGATTGTGTTTGATTTTTGTTAACCTTTGTTGTATTTTTGCTGTAAAAAATAACGCCATGACAGATAAAGAATTGTCTGATAAATTAAAGCAAGAGGCTATAAGTCTTAGGCTGTGTAAGGAATGGACAAATGAATGGGGGAACTCGGATAAATATGAATTATGCGAGAAATATATCAGAGGCATTGACTTCTGCCTGTTAAACAGATACCCGTCAAATGAAATAATCAAGAAGGAATTTACAGGAGTTAGGGAGAAGTTTAATATCTTTGTTGATGACACCAACCTTTTCATAAGCAATCCTAAATGGTCTATTTTTAACGGCTCGTGTGATTGCGTTGTCACATTCAACGATTTCGGTATAGGAGAGATGTATGTCAAGGATAACAGCCATGTAAGCCTTGTTGCGCTTGATAACAGCATAGTACACGTATCTTTGATTGACGATGCCAAACTTGATATTGTATCGTCTAAATATACCAAGGTGTTCGTACATACAAATACTCCAAAGAACATATCAAAGGTGGATGTGAAAGGAAAATTAATGATTAAACCGTTCAAGTTAGTTTAAAAAATGGGAATATTTAATTGGAAACAACCTGACTTAGATGATCAGATAAAGATGCAGAAGTTTGCCACTCATAAATACAAAGAGGTTATGGTTGGCAATAAGAAATTCAAGGTGCGTGGTCTTAGACTAGGCGCATACGATTATATTGTAGACAAGCTGTTGATACGTGACATTATCAACCCCGATACAGCGAAAAAGGAAATGATTGCAATTATGAAAAATGACGCATCTATTCCGTACAAAGTTGCAGCGGCAGGAGTATTGAACAACTATTGGTTTTTTGAGATAATTCCTTTTGCTAGACGTATATACGCTTGGTGGTTAAGCAGGCATTATGACCATAAGGAACTAACTCCGTTGATAGAAGCCATCGTGGAGGGGGCTAATGTAAGTGATTTTTTTACAAATACAATCCGTTTAGCGTTCTTGATAGATACGACAGCGACATTAAGCAAGAAGGATGCCATGAAATTATCTCTAGATGCAAAATCGGCTCACGAGGATCTATCCAAAAAGATTTCCCCCAATTCAGAGGGGATTTAAGGCTATTCGGAGGATTGATGATAATCAAGGACTGGGCTTTGCTATGGAAATATTCATGGAGTTATATACAGGCAGTAATAATGGACCAGCCTAAACTTGATTATCATTTTGAAGAGAAAATGAAGTTGTACAAGGCTTCTCTTACAGAAGATTTATATAAGGAAGCTAACAAGGATGCAAGTGGCTTTATATATAGGTTCAAAGAATCTAAACCTAAAGAAGAGCATCCCGATATATTACTAAAAGATGTTTTGCGATGATAACAAAATACGATCCTAAAATATATCCCCTTAAACTGTATGTTGTAGTAGGGGATGACCAATGGGGGAAAATATGTAGAAAATTTACTCAACATAATCATGACCCGATAGATATATCTAAGGATGAAATTAAAGGCTGTGATGGTATGACTATTCTTGTAAGAGAAAAAAGTACAAATAATTTAGGCGTACTTATTTGGTTATCCAACGATGGTATAGGAGTAAAGATTGTTGCTCATGAATCTGCTCATTATGTTTGTAATGTATTTGAGTATTGTGATATAGCAATGGGGTATAAAAACGGGCAGGATGAGCACTTTGCATACCTTCTAGGCTGGTGTGTTGAATGCGTAATGGATAGCGTTGCGAAATATTTAAAAAACAATATTTATGAAGATTAGTTTGTTTACCACGTGGTATGGCATCTAGTGAAATAATCCCGAAAGTTACAGGAACTTTCGGGCTATTTTGTAACCTGAAAACAATATGAAACCGATACCTATGTATCCAAGATTGATTAGTATTTTTTGCCATTTAGACAATTCCTTTTCTACCTTTACTTCTACAATTTTCTCTACGGTTATTATAGAATCTTTCGTCACTACCGTTTCTTTTTCCAAGGATGGGATGCTGTCTTGTAGAAAGTCTTTCTTGTTTTTCAAACTATGAAAAAGCCTGCCATCCGACATTATTTTAGCGTCTGATACGGCTAATGATGTTTCCAAGTGTGAACTATCTTCAAATGTTGTATGTTGTATGTGCTCTGTTGGAAGAGTTATTATTTTTGATTGCCATACTACTCTTTCCGTTACTGTCGTGTTGTGGTCTACTATGGTTGTATTTGTCGAAGATGGAAGTAGCTTGCGTGAACAAGAACACGACAGTAACAAAAAAAATAGCAATATAGAAAATGGCTTATTCATAAATTTACTAGTATTCGCTTTTCAATTATATTGTTTTTCCACAGGTAATTATATACGTTTATACACGTACATATTGACGTTTCACCGTCCCGACTACTGTCGACCACTCCACGTCCCCAACCCCTTCTACCAAGGGTGATACTAATTTAGTTTAATAGTATTTAATTAGTTATAAATGCCATAATACATTTATCTTTTTGCAAAGATAACATAATCGTTTTTATCTACCATTTTAAATATGTTAAAAAATACTAATGGATTTTTGTTTGTTGTAAATCATGCTCTTGTGCTTATTTTTGCTATTTTTGCAATAATTAAAAAACAATAACTATGGCTGATGTTGATTTAGGAGCATTAAAGTTTAAGATTGGGCTAGATGATTCTAGTCTTGACAAACAGATAAAGGATATACAGAAGAAGTTGCAGGACACTTTTAACCAGGAGATGTCCTTCAAGCCTATGTTGACCGATATAGGCAAAATGAATGACGAACTTAGCGAAGTTGTAGATAAGATAAACAAAGCGAATGAAAACGCGTCCAAGGTAGGAAAAGGGAAGTCGAACAAGAAAATGGATATACTTGTTCAGATGGAAGAGTTGTCAAATAAGATTGTCGAAGCGACAAGAGAGTATGACAAACTGGAAAAGACTTACCGTAACCTAGGCAATGCAGGCGGAGATAAGGGGATGGCTACAAGAAAAGCCAATCTTGAAAGTCAAAAGAAAGCGATAGATGATCTTGTGGCTGAATTGAACAGATTGAAAACGGCATATTCCCTTACTGCTAACAGTGCGCCCAAATTGTCCATTTCCGATGAGAGAGAACTTAATCTTCTACGCCAGCAATACGAGATGGAGATTGCACGGACAAAGGAGATGGATAGACAAGCATCAAAGCAGGAACAGGCGAATAAAAAGATGCAGCAGACCAATCAGAAGTATCTACAATACCTTTCTGGTCAGTCTGGACTTGCCCTTGGTATGCCTGAGGGAAGTGCTGAGGACTTGAACAAGAAAATTGCTGCCATACAAAAAAGACTTGAATTATTGAATAAATTTAAGGTTGATATTCCTTTGAACAGCAATCAGATAACAAAGGCTGACGCTCTTATTCAGAAATTGCAAGGCAGATTGGAGAAGTTGCAATCATCTTTAAGAAAAACATCAACGAATGAATTGCTTAATATCAATCCTACATCTATCAATCAGGCTAACAATCTTATTTCTGAATTGACGAACAGGCGTAATGCACTTAATACGACTGATGCAAACTATAACCGTACCCTTACTCTTCTAAACAGGAAGATACAGGAGCATAACAAGTTTGTAAACGAAGCCACATCCTATGGAACAAAGATGCAGCAGACCAATCAGAAAAATACTGCAAGTTCAAAAGAGTTTTCCGAGGAACTGACAAAGCAGAGCAGAATGATGCGTGAGTTTGTCAATACGATAAAGACTTATGCAGGATTCTACTTTTTCAGAGATATGTTTCAGGAACTTGTTGCCATTCGTGGAGAGTTCGAGTTACAACAGGTATCTTTACGTGCCATTATACAGGATGCAAGACGGGCAGACCAGATATTCAGTCAGATTAAGGGTCTTGCTGTAATATCTCCTTTTCAGTTCAGTGATTTGGTTGGATATACCAAACAGCTTGCCGCATTCCAGATACCTGTCAACGAATTGTACGGTACAATGAAAAGTCTTGCGGACGTTTCCGCAGGTCTTGGCGTTGATATGGGACGTATCATTCTTGCCTATGGTCAGATAAGAAGCGCAGGTGTATTGAGAGGGCAGGAATTACGTCAATTGACAGAAGCCGGTATTCCTGCATTGGACGCATTGAGAAAGAAACTGGAAGAAGTAAGAGGTGTAGCCCAAACTACTGATGATGTGTTCAATGCCATATCAACACGTCAGATTCCTTTCGAGTATATTCGGGAGATGTTTACCACAATGACGGAAGATGGTGGTATGTTCTACAAAATGCAGGAAATACAAGCCGCATCTTTGAAAGGTATGGTAAGTAACCTTGCCGATTCATACAAGATTATGATGAATGACATAGGCGAGGCGAATGATTCCGTTCTGAAAGGTATCGTTGGAAGCATAACCGATGCAATGAACAACTGGAGATACTTCTCTAAAGCAATAGAGGGCGTTGCTGTAGGATATGCCGCGTTGAAAGGATTACAGCTAGCTAGAACGGCTATGCTCGGTAAAGAAGTTGTTGCAACAACTAATGCAATTAAGGCTGAAAAATTACGGGAAGCCCAGTTGCTTAAACAGGCTGCGATGTACAGAACGCTCACTACTGCCGAGAGGTGGAAGATAGCGACAGCATCAAAACTGTCTGCCGTAGAGATAGCTGCTGCCGTTAATTCGGGAAAGATGTCGGCAGAGATGGCAAAACGTATTCTTGCCACGAATATGCTGACACAGGCTGAACGGCATCTTCTTGTAACAGAACTTAAACTAACAGGTGCGGAAGCTGCAAGAATGTTGTCTATGACAAAAACGACAATGTTGATGAACAGATTCAAACTGGCAACATTCGGTTTGACAAATTCATTGAAAACATTGTGGCTTACGATAAAGGCTAATCCGCTCATGACGATACTTACCGTTGCAGGACTTGTGGCGGAAGCGTTTCATGTGATGTCTGCACGTTCGGAAGAGTTCAATCAGAAGATAAAGGACAGTGCAAAGTCTTTCCGCGAATCATACAGTGACTTGCAAAAAGACCTTGACAAGATAAACTTCGACAAACTCACCCCGGAAAACCTTGAACAGCTTGACACGAAACAGTTGCAGTCGTATGAGGAAACACTTACTGGAGTATTGTCTAAATATGGCAATATAGGACAATATATAGTACAAAACAGCAAGAAGATAGATGATCAGAAATCACGTGTTGAATATCTGCAAAAGTCAGCATCGGAACTAGAGCAGGTTTATAAGCGCGCTGCCGAAAATGCGGATATAATGTTCAAGGCGGATAAGGCAACATCTACGGGTGTATTTGGAGATTCATTCTCTGATATGCTTAAAGATTACGAGGAATCGTCTGTAAAACTCACTTCGGCAAGTAAGGATATAGAAGAGTTTCGTGGTCAGATAGTACAGGCATCCAAGGAAATTATAAACATGGGTAAGGGTACTAAGGAATGGAGAAACGAACTTACCGAACTGATAAACAAAGGGGCTTCGGCAGCTACTATTGTAGAGAAGATACGTTCTTTAGCTGAAACGTCAGGAGATGCACGAACATTTGAAATATTCAAGAACAAAGCCCATTTTGACAGTGAAGAATTGTTGAAGGAGTATGAGAAATTGAGGATGGGCATCACGAATGAAGTAAAAGAACTTGAATCATCCTTTAATCTATTTGCAAAATATACTGAGAAGAAACTTAAAGATGTATTTGGCAATATAGATGTAAAAAACCTTACTGATGAGCAACAGAAACAATTAAAGATACATCTTGATGAATTTGCAGTAGCTAATGAATTAGGGGAAAATGCTAGAAAGAAATTAAACGAACTGGCAAAAGAAAGATGGCGTATTCAATTTGAACTTGATGATAGGGAAGCCCAAGCAGGATTGACAGGATGGAAGAAATCTCTTGACGAGATTACAGGAAAAGCGTGGACTATAACAATCAAAACGTCAGATATAAAGACTGTAGAAGATTTCTTTAATGCCGTAAAAAAGGAATATAAGGATTCAAAAAGTACGATAGAAAACTATCAGAGAACTATTGATAAATTTACCAAAGAGGGAAAGCTGAAAAAAGTAGGTGATAAATACCAAATGACAGGATTGGTAAATCCCGAAGAACTTGAAACATTAAGGCAAATAATAAGCGAGTTTAACGCTGCCAACGAAGCGATGTCAAAAGCTACGGGAACAGCAAAACAATTCAACCTTGAACTGGAAAAGCAGAAGAAGAAAGGACAAAAAAGAGATCCTCTTGCTGACCTTTGGAAAAACAGGTTGTCATTGCTTGAATCCGCCTATTCCAAGTTCAAGGATTTGAGCATTAACATAGGTAAGGAAGAAGCCAAAAAGCAGATTGAAGCCATATACGGTTCACAGGCGTTAAAACTTGGCGTGGATATTGTATATGACAAACAGGCTATTGTTGACAATTACAACAAGGCTGCAAAGGAATTGGAAACACGTGTCCCACAGGATGCGGTCAAGAACGCAAGGAAAGCTGCCGAATTGTCCTCTGAAATTTATGTTGAAGCAGCCAAGAAGGTGATGAAAAGAATTACGGATGAGTTTGACAGATACAGGAACAAGTATGACTTTTACAGTGACATACTTGGAATAACGGGTGATTCCGAACTTGCCTTAGACCTTGCCGTTCAGTTCAGTGGTGATACATCTACTATGGCTGAAAGTTTTGCGGCAGGGATATACAACAATCTGCAATCCGCATTGGCAGGAATGAATCTTGACCTTGGTGTTTCTGTCGTGCCCGACACATCTTCATTCACCTCAATGAACCAGTATATCAATCAGATACAGGAAGCCATTAAGGGGAATAAGAATATCGGAGAAGATCAGAAAGAGGTTATACAAGGAATGATTGACGCATGGAAAGGCTATTTCGGTGAGATGGCAAAGCAGTATGCGAATGACCTTGAAAAATATGGTGACTACTATACACAGGTTGATATTATCAGGGAGAATTACCGAAAAAGAATTGAAACGGCAAAGGGTATGGGCAACACTTCATTATCTTCCGCCTTGCAGAAAAGCGAAGAGATGGACTTGTTCAAGCTGACCACAGACTATCAGAACTTCTTCGGTGCTGTTGAAGCGATGTCTATGGAAGCTGCAAATACCGTAGCTGACAAGGTAAGGGAAATGCTCAACAGTGCATTTAGATCTGGTGCTATCAGCGCAAAGGAATACATGAAAGAACTTGAACGCGTGGACAAGCAGATAGAGAAGATGATGAAGAATAACCAGTCTGACTTTCAGACATACATGAAGGAAGGTCTTGACGGTCTGTACAACAAGCGTTATGATGCAGGAAAGTCAAAGATGATGGCAGGCATGAATGATATGCAACAGGCTATGGCTGACATAGAAAATGCTTCCAAGGCATACGAGGATGCAATGAAGAACGGTGATGAAGAAGCTGCCAATGCCGCTTTGAGTGCCAAGTCGGAAGCCGAATCAAGATACAAGAGCGGACAGGAAGCTGTCAAGACTGGTAAAGGAATGATGGCTGCGGCACAGAACGCTTTGCAGACGGTGAATCTTATTGACTTTATCATAACCAACATATACAATGCCATAAAAGCCATGCAGCAGATAATCGCATCCGTGTCCAACCTTATGGATTCTATGGGTAAGGATACTGACAGCGGTTTCATGCGTGAGATGAACCAGTTCTCGGAAGCTATGGGCGTTATAAATGAAGGCGTGAAGAAATCATGGGATTCATTCAAAAGCGGTGATTTCGCAGGTGCGATAGGCTCGGCTATATCCATGCCGCTTGATGTTATCGCTACGTTTAACAGACAGCATGACAAAAGGCTTCAAAAACATATAGAGAATCTTGAATTTGAATCAAAGAAACTGACCAATATCTATAATATGCTTGAAAAGGAATTTGAGCACATTATGGACCCGGCAAAACTTGATGAGGTTACATCCCAACAGGTATCAAATCTGAAAGAACAGTTGCAAATTCAAAAGGATATTCTAGCAGCCGAAGAAGATAAGAAAAAGTCAGATAGAGAAAAAGTAGAAGATTACAAACAGACAATAAAAGAATTGGAGTATGAGATAAGATATTATACGGAAACGCTTGCAAGTGAATTGTACAGCATTAACTTGAAAGATTGGGCTAGCCAGATAGGTGACGCTCTTGTCGAAGCATGGCTGAAAGGAGAGGACGCAGCCAAGGCATACAAGGATACCGTAGCGGACGTTATGAGAGATGTTGTTAAAAGCTGGGTTCAGCAGCAGTACATAGAAAAGGCAATGCAACAGGTACAGACTACATTATTTGGAGCGGACGGTAAAGGTGGTATGTTTGCGGATAACAAGATAGACAAGGATGAACTTATAATACTAGGAAATGTAATGGGCTCATTGGAATCAGCCTTTGCGGAAGCCGGGGGTGTAGTCAATGAGATAAACAACGCCCTTGGCGGAATGCTTACCGAAACGGAAGAGAATGCGGAAGGTCTGTCCAATGCCATTGCAGGAGTTGACGAGAATACGTTCAACCAGGCATTGGGTTATCTTAACGGAATGAGATACGAAATGGTTGTACAAAGCGATCTTCTCCGTCAGTTGGTATCGTTAAACGGTGGTTCGGCAGGAACGGGAGGAACGAACATGACAGCCATACAGCAGTCACAGTTGGAGGTTCTCACCCAGCAGCTTGCCGCAACTATGGCGATAAAGACAGCACTCCTAAGTGTCGTTTCCATTGCCCCAAGGTCAGGCGGAAATGCGATAAAAGTTATAATTGACTGATAATATAAACGCCCTGCTAGCTTCACAGTTGGCAGGGCGTTTGAGATTGATTACGAACAAAAAAATCCAATCACTTGAGGTGCTTAGCGGAATCGAACCGCTGTGGTCGGTTTTGCAGACCGTTGACTAAACCACTCATCCAAAGCACCGATTGTGATGCAAATATAGAAAATTATTTTTTAAAACTAGATGTTTTCTAAGACTATTTTTATTATTTTTGCACTAATTAAATATGTACACGAATGGCTATATCTAAATATTTTATAAAGAAAGGAAGCGATACGGCAAAGGATTTGTATGCCACATACAGGCTGTATATACTTGAAAGCAAGGGATTATGGGATTTGCCGACAAGAAAGGAAGCCTATGCCGAAAAATGGTATGACAAGAACGGTCAGAAGGTGTACGAACCTGTCACGCCTGTTTACCAGCCAACGGAAGGAAGCATAACATTTGCCGCTTTGGGAGATGTGGAAACGGTAAAGACGAATATCCGTTCGTTCTATTCATATATAACCAATGTGATACCTGCCACTCCCGGTACGCCATACGGTTCATCCTCTTTCTCTATATGGAATGATGTATGGGGAGAATCGGCAAAGCAGGTGATAAGATGCACGGGTTTTGAAACAGGCGCAAAGATGAGTTATCAGGACGTTCAGGACTTGCAGAACCCGGACCGACTTGTGTCCGCCTATACATTTTCGTTAAATTTCAGTATTGACCAACCAACGCTTTAAAGACCAATGATTTTACAGATTAAAAGAGGAAATAGGGTTATTGCGGAGAGTGCTGATTTTTCATACAGCCCGTCTTTGCAGGAAGTGAGAAAATTGACTTGTGAAGTCGTTTCCGTTGTTCCGATAGAGTTCAAGGCATACAACTCAAAGAGTGAATCGGAATACGATACAGTCGTATATAACGGTAATACATTCATCCTGTACCAAGCCCCATCGGGAGATAATCTTAACGAAGCAGGAAAATACAAATACTCCCTTCTGTTTTACGGTAAGGAGGTGCTTTTGCAGAATGTGGCATTTCTTGACATAGTAAGCGGAACAGGTGGGGAAATAAATAAGATAAGATACACTCATGGCGGTCTGTTCCAGTTCTGGGGTGATGCAAAACAGCTTGCCGCACGTATAGAAGCAAATATAGAATCTTACAATGCGTCATTGGGTGCAGGATATACAGGCATTGGCACATGGACGCTCAACGTAGATGCGGAAGGCGAACTGACGGAGGATATGATTGATATAACCGATGGGACCAACCTGTTTGAAGCATTGAAGAACTTCTATGACAAGTTTTATCTCAATTATTACTTCTCAACCACAGCAAACGGTGGAATAATAACCATTACGGACAAGACAAGACCGTCCGTAAACTGGACATTCAAGCAGGGTGACGGTGGGGGTGCTGTAAAAGTTTCCTCTTCCGTAGATACAAGCACACCTGTCATAACCCGAATCATACCACAAGGCGGAAGCAGGAACGTTCCGCCCGAATACAAGAAGGACGCTAAGCCTGCCGATGAATCACGCTATTGCCCGTACATCCTTCTTCCGAATGATTCTGACGGGAATATAAGATATTATATTGACAGCGAATACGGATTGAAGAACTATGGTGTAAGAGGGAAAACCATATCAAACACGTTCAGTGGGATATATCCTTCCATCAGAGGGAAAAAACTTGGCGATCTGTACCCGTCAGGACTTCCAGAATGGGATACATACAAGGCGGATGGAGAACCAGACCCTCAATCGGGAAAGGTGGCAGGTGAGGGTGCTAGCGCAGCAACACGAATAGATAAAATCATCGGGTCTACTCCTATAAAGAGTGATGATAGTGACAGTTTCTTCATTTATATGACCTCTCCAGGATTCAACCTAGGGTACAAGGTATATGAGGACGGTGATTCATCCGACAAGATAAACGACAATGTGCAGCCCCAGTACAAACCCCATGCTATGTTTGACAAGTACAGGGATTTTGAGAGATTTGATATATATGGTACAAGGGCATATTATGACCAGCCTGTAAAGGTTACTGCATCATTCTCAGGAAAGATGCTTTTCAGCATATTACCTATAGGAAGTGATGCTTTAGGGAAAAAGGTTAAGATTAACCTACGTATGGTTTTAAACCGTGTATTGGGTCAGGCTTCTCCTTTGAAAGAGGTTGTTATCGGAGAGGAAGGTGCTACTGGTATGCTTGAAATACCTTACGACAAGACCTCTCTTGTAGGATATATAGAAAAAGGTCAGAATACGACAGTCACCATACGTGTTGAGTTCACGTTTGATTCAGATGTTCCTGCCGGAAGCTGTAAGATAGGCTTTAGTGAGGAAATGACCTGCAACATACATTTCGGTAATCAGGACGGTTCACAGGACAGGTTCTATTACAAATACGCTTCTGTGACGGATGCGGTGTTCAGTATGCGTACAGGAACTTATACAGGCACGGAATTTAAGATAAACAAAAACGGTATTATTCCTCTTTACGGTGAGGTGAACGGTGATACGGGGGAAACGGAAGAGGATGTTGCCATGTTTAATAAGGGGGCACGATATAAAATATCATGCTACAGAACGGATAGCGACAATGCCAAACTTCCGCTTTATACGGATGGTAAATCTCCTTCAATTACAGCAGGAACGGAGTTTGTCATTCTGAATATTGTCATGCCCGAATCTTATGTAACAATGGCTGAGAACACGCTTGAAAAGGCGGCTCTTGACTACCTGTCAAGATATGACCATGAGAACCGAACCGTTTCACTTGACATATCTAGCGGATTTGTCGCAGAGCATCCTAACCTTTTCATTGACTTCATAGAAGGAAATATGCTAAAGGTAAGGGATGATGGAATAGGCGTGTTCGATTTCTCTGATAACGGTCAGATAGTGGATATGCAGTTACAGATACAGTCTTTGGAGATTAAATATTCCAAGGAGAATATGTTTCCGTCATATTCATGCACCATTGCAAGAAGAAAGATACTGTCTTTCTATGAACGGCTGGCACAGGAGAATCAGACCGCTTCAACACAGAATACGACAAATGTAACATTAGGTGGAAGTGGTACGGGAAGCGGAACGGGAAGCGGCGGTGGAAGTAGCAATATAACCAATGCCGATCATGCTAAATCCGCATACACACTAGACGATGATACCCCTGTGCTTAATTGGTTTTTGTCAGCACTGAATGACGATGAAGCGGAAGGTATAATCAATTTTCTTAAAGGTCTTAAGATATCCGGAAATCTGATAAACCGCATTGTGAAGCAGGGTGACAGGGATGTTACCTACACCGATGAAGACGTGATGAGCGCATTACGTGTAATGGTTGAGATAGAGAACAGTGTGGAGAAGATGAAAGAGATATTCTTGCGGAAGGACGTGGCGGATTCCACTAAGTTCCTTCTCAGCATGTTTGCCGGTGCTGTTTTCGGGAAGAATGGTTTTGCAAGCGGCTTAACCGGATTCGGAGCCAAGATATTCGATACAGGACATGGAGAGTTTGAGAGCATGTTTATCCGCCGGTTTCTTGAAGTTCCCGAATTAAGATACAATCGTGTGATGGTCACGCTGGGAGACAAGTGGCGTGCGCCCGGAGCCGGTATTATAGAAACAGTAGATACAGGAACCAAAACATGTACGCTTAAGCTGGAAGATGGTGAGATTGGTGCTGTCGCAGTAGGTGATATTTGTATGGGTATCTATCATAATATCACCGGGAATGCTACGGAGGATTATGACGATGGAAAGGGCAACAGGCGTTTTGCCGGATTCTGTACGGTCTATTTCACGATTACAGAAGTTACAGGTGAAAGAAACGAAACATTTAAGTACCAGTTGCGTCCTACATCTTCATCGTGGCCTTCTTCTTTCGACCCTTTTGAGATGATGACTTTCGTGGCATACGGCAGCTTCACTAATACGGAGCGCCAGACCTCAGTCTATGAAACAAGGACTTACACCCGTATGTTGTGGAAGCAGAATACATGGGAGATCTCCGCCGCCAATGTCGCCCTACAATATGGCGACCTTTCCAATCTGAATATATTCGGGTTGAACATGGATGGTTACTCCATGTATCTGAATAATATATATATGACAGGTATTATCAAGCAGATAAAGCCAGACGGAACACCTGTACAGACTTTGAATTTCCGTGAGGAAGGCTATATACCTGGCGTACATTACGATTACTACGATAGCTTGTCTTATAACGGAAGCATGTGGGCGTGTATCAATGAGGATGGTTCGTCTGCTGCACCGGGATCTAACGGCGATTGGCTGGAGATTGCTTCTAAAGGTGATACGGGAGCACCGGGGGCACCAGGAAAGGACGGTGTGAGCGTGACCAATAGCGGTCCGTGGTATTCCGGCTTGGTTGTTCCCAAAATGAGTATCGTTACAATGGGAGGAAGTTCGTTTCTTTCTAAAGTATCCACTACCAATCCTCCCTTATGGTGCTGGACAGACAATGCCGGCAATCGGTTTACTTTCAATGATGGCGGATACTGTCTTACTGGTGAGATAAATACCGATGAATATGAACTTTTGGTTCAAAGCGGAAAGGACGGAAGCGATGGTACCAGTTATGAGAGGGTATTCATCCATACTACAACAGAGAGTAAACCTGCCACTCCTTCCACGTCACAGACGGACGATTATGTGCCTTCCGGCTGGCATGATGATCCTATAGGTGTTTCCAGCTCTCTGCCTTATGAGTGGATCAGTGAGAGGGAGAAGAAAAACGGTATATGGAGTAAATTCAGTGCTCCTGCCCTTTGGGCGAAGTACGGATTTGATGGTGCTGACGGTGCTGAGGGCGTAGCCGGAACGAGCATCATTTGGAAAGGTGATTTTTCCTCCGCTCCTTCCAATCCTCAGAACGGGTGGGCATACAAGAATACCACTGATAAGAAATCATATGTATATCAGGATGGACAGTGGTATCAGATGACTATTGACGGAATTGATGGGAAGAACGGGAAAGACGGATTGAGTATTGTATGGAAAGGAGATCTCCAAACACCTCCTTCCAATCCTCAGACCAACTGGGCATACCGGGATACCAATAATGGTCGTGTATATATATGGAACGGAACAGCATGGGCATTGATGGTTGTGGACGGATCGGACGGTGCTGATGGTGCAGCAGGTTCTGACGGATTGAGCGTGTTTATAACTTATAATGACAGCACTTCCCAACCTTCTGTACCTACCGGGAACGGTACTACTGGAGGATGGCATACAAATGCGACAAGTACCGCCATATGGATGTCACAGAAGGTTGCTGCGTCCGCATCTGACGGAGCATGGGGTACACCGATAAAAATCAAAGGTGACAAGGGTGACGGTTACACCCAGATGGGGCAGTTTAGGACTGGTATGGTTGTTCCCAAGATGGGTGTCGTTTCGATGGGTGGCGGCTCTTATGTAGCCAAGGCATCCACCACGAATCCTCCCTTATGGTGCTGGACAGACAATGCCGGCAATCGGTTTACTTTCAATGATGGCGGATATGTGATGACGGGTGAGCAGAACACGGCCGAATATGATGTATGGGCCGAAAAGGGCGATACCGGAGCAAAAGGCGACAAGGGTGATGATGGTGAGAAAGGTGACAAAGGAGATAAGGGAGATCAGGGCGTACAAGGAATACAGGGATGTATCATACGGAGTTCAGAATGGAAAACTGGGGTGACGTATAGAAATGACGAATCCCTTACAAGCGGAACGCGATATATTGATATAGTAGCCAAGAAGAACACAAGTCCAAGTTCGTTATACGGATGGGATATGTATATGTGTAAGTCAACGCACACATCTTCATCATCGAATGGCCCAGGTAATACTACATATTGGACGGCAGTGAATGAAATGGCACCTATTTTCACAAGTCTTATTATTGCAAAAAATGCAAGTATTGATTTTGTCCAAGGCAACGAATTGATAATAAAGGATTCAAATAATAATGTTGTAGCCGGCCTTACAGGAGGAAGTAGCAAGGAAGCTGGTACAACACCTGTAAGGATATGGGCTGGAGGTAATGTTCCAGGAAATGCTCCATTCCGTGTAGATCAGAATGGCAATCTTGTTGCAACGAAGGCGAATATCACGGGGACAATAACCGCCACAGGTGGCGTAATCGGTCCGTTCTCCATCGCTTCGGGGATGTTGTCCTCAAAGATCCTTTATGAAAATGAAACAAATAAATACGTCGGTTTCAATCTGTCTGCCGGACAAATTGAGTTTTATAACGAAAGGACATTTGCAAACGTAAGAATCGGGGGAAACACGCAGTTTGTCACCATTGAAGGGATTAAGTATGATGCTGGAATTGACATACAGAGTCCAAATGTCATGATCGGGATGCACATCAAGACTCTAAGCATTCCTCTATTCGTGGAGGGAGGTAACATTTTCCTTCATCCGAACAATGACAGCTATGTTTCTCTTCGTGGCATAGTTGGCAACTGGAGGAACATATCCGTCAGCACTCCCCTGAATAACAACGATGATAATGTGATGTTTATTAATAGAGACAATATAGAAGTGACACTTCCTCCGGATGTTCCGGGACATACTATATACTTCAAACGTATGAGCGGCGGGGTAAGACTGACAGGCGGGCGCATCCTGCCTGCCCCCGGAGGACGGGAGGTGTCTTATATTGATTTGGATTTTGCATCCGGATTCATTAAGTGTATGGGTAATTATTGGGTTATGTTTTATTGCGGATAATTTAAATATGGCACTGATATACAATCGGACACCACAGATAAAATCAATTCATTTAAATTTGAGTGCCATCACTTCTAATGATGACACCAACAGCATTAAGAGGAACTTTTATCTTAATGCTTAATTCACAAAAAAAATAACTCATAATATATATAAATTTAGGCATTTTATTCTTACCTTAGCACCAAAATAATTTTGATAACTTTTATAACTAAAAGTTATCAAAATTTATTTAGTGTAAGATCGTATATTAATACTTAAATATAAATTATGAAAATAGATTTTACAAAATTTCCTTGTTACACAGGGATAAAGAAGGATATCAGGGTTGAGATGGATATTGCGGAGTCATTGGCTAACGCCATATACACAAATGTTCCAGGCATAGCCGCCAGTTCTTTGGCTCATAAGATTTACTCTGGCAAGGGAGAAGTAGATTACGATGAACGGGAAATACGAATTATACGTGATTGTACACCGTTGTTTTCGGGAGTTTATGCGGATTCCATAAACGATTATTTGGACACAAAAGAAAAGGAGGAACAAGGATGATATTACAAGCAGGTTATGATTGTTATCTGACACAGGCCGAGGATATGCCTCTGTCGGAACGAAGATTTGAAAATCAGGTAGTAATAAACAGCCCTGAGGATGTGGCTGTGTGGAAAGAGATCACATCGAAACAGAAGGATCAGATGATTGCCGAAGCATCATTTATTGATGTGGCGGCTATAGACGTTGAAGCACTTGGCCGTGTGAATACGCTGCTCAATGATATTGCGGCAAACATCAACAATGCCGGACTTACTGTAGAGGAAGCATTGGCGAAGAAAGAGTACTTCCCCGCATGGGAGGATCTGATAGGTACAGAGGTTGATGTGTCGTTCCGGTTCCGTTACGATGGTACACTCTATGAGGTTATACAGAAACATACACCGCAGGAGGGCTGGAAGCCGGGAACGGGTACGGAATCCTTGTACAAGGTTGTGCAGATAGAGCACTCCGGCACACTGGATGATCCTATACCTTGGGTACATAACATGGTGCTGGAAGAAGGCAAATATTACACTGATAAGGAAGTTCTTTATCTCTGTATCCGTGACAGCGGAATAGGTATGGCATTCGATTTGGAAAATATTGTTTCGGGCGGATATGTTCAAGTAGTAATAAATAATTAAAAAAAATACGATTATGGCAGACAAAAAATTAAATGAAGTTCCGGTGGTAAGTGACATCGTAACTATTTTCGGAAAGAGATCAAATGGTGAAATTGTTCAAATAGATAAAAGCAACTTAGCAACACTTCTGAGAGAACTGATGAATAGTTTGAAGCTGTTCCCGTTCATGAATAAAGGGAGATTAACAGGAACAGATGACTTAAATAATGTATTAACATCAGGAATCTATGAAATTAATGCCCCTACAACAGGGGTACTAAATGGGAAAGGTATTCAATACGGAATCTTAATAGTATTCTCAGCAGGACAAAGAATACAGTTATTAGGTAATGGCTTATACGGAAATGCATATTTTAGGACAGGTAGAGACACTGGAGCATGGTATGATTGGGTATCTATATATTGACATAAAATCTATTCGAAACGAGAGCTGGGAGGACTTCTGCCGATTGCGTCAGAAAATAATAACGGCTTAATGAGCGCATATTATAGCCAGAGTATTACTCGAATGAACGGTTATAATGAAGGAACAAGTATGTCTTTAGCCAAATTACCTATTGGCTTTTCGTATCTAAATGTTGTAGACAGTTCGGATTTTCCAAGTAAAAGCGGAGCTGTTTTAAAATTCAAATTTGGTGGAACAATGTATCTTCAGGGATGGTTTATGAATGGATTTTATGTTAGGTGTCTAAGAGATGGGGCTGATACAGGATGGAAAAAAATTGTGACATCATAAACTACAAAAATGCTCCTGGGAGAACTGATTGGTGTTGCTACAGCCAAGAAAGATGGACTAATGCCTATGGAACAGTTCTTCGATAGAGATGTTAATCCCATTGAAGATTACAATACATTTACATGGAATGGGATTCGGAAAACAACTAAATCAACATCTAATTCTCCATTCGAAAGTGGTGATGGGCAAAATGCTGTTATATTTATAGGGACAAATGATGTTCAAAAAATAGGGTTTCAAGCAACCTATTCGGGGCAATTGATTAAGATCAGGCTATATTGGGTCGGTAGTTGGGGTAAATGGCAAACTTTTTCGTTGACATAGGATTAAAAAACGGGTGGTCCGGTACAAGCCGGTGCCACCCGATCCTGATATGCACAACGCCATATGCGGTGCAAAGGTAATAAATATCTGAATAAACCGCTATATTTTTCAAGATTTAGAGATTTCTTCCAAATCTGATATACTGATTTCATCCGTCACGTTTGTGAAATAGAAGAGATCAGGGTTCTCTGAAAAAACCTCAATCTTGGTTCTTGTCCATACACTGCTATAAACGTAAACATAAAAAGATTTTCTATCTTTAAAAAGTCTGATACTATTATATCCTTTTTCAAATAATTTATTTACGAATATATATTTGTCTGATAAGATCACACGAATATAGTTGCAACTATCCAATGTGCCATTAGGTGAGCTATATATATGTAATATATGATTAATATTACTGCCATAATCACAAACTTTAAACAAAGCAGTTTCCTTATTTCCGGTAGAAATATTATAAATCGTAGAATTTAAGGCTTGAACACTATCGCTCAAGCCTTTATTTTCTTTCGTAGCAATCCCTATCAGTTCTCCCAGATCGTAAAATATGCCATTACTGTTTTAATATTTTTCTTACGTTTATATCAATGTCACCAACCTTTGACACTACAGTTAATTTTAATAGTGAAACTGAAAAACTAAGATTGCCTTTCATCCCTAAAACTTGGTAATTATCGTAATTAATAATAACAATGCATGACAGAGATGCAAGATTAGGTTGGGTTATGTAGTAAACTCCTAACCCAACACCTATTTCTGTTTCAATACTTTCTTTTAAAGAATAACTATCGTATGCATTTTGTAGCAGTTCTCCCAGCTCTGAAAAATCGTTATTTTTTTGTCAAGATATAGAGATTACTTTCAAATAAGACGGAAGTGTTTCAACTGTTTTACTATCTAGATCTATCGATTCTCTTGATTGAATAATAAATTCTGATCCATCTCCGTCTAGACCTATCAAGCCTAACCATAACTCATACATATTTGTTTCTGGATTACTGCCAAGATACAATTTAATATTGTCGTTGTTGCCAAAAAATCTAGTAACAGATATTAGTTCATTTCCTTTCCAGTCTATAGCTATTAATGATCCAAGATTGGATGCAGGAGAAGCGCCAAATATCAATGCGACATAATGATTGTACCAATATTTACTTTCAACTAATTTTGTGTATCCTTTAAAAAAACGTCTTCCCAGTCTTTTTTTATCTTCGACCGACATTAATCCGCTTTTATTGCCCGTAGCTGTACCAATCAGTTCTCCCAGGTCGAATCTACAAGTAAAATTATTTATAAATTCCCAATAAATTTATAAGGAGTATCCCAATTTGAAGTGGTGGTTGTTCTTGTTATTGTTATAACATAGTCCTTAACATTAAGAGGTTTAAAAATGGCAAATTTAGCACCTGTAATAAATAATACACCCCAATCTTTCATTGGGTCTGAAGCTGATATGCCTGTAACTTGATATATACCATCCTTCATGTCATTAGTCATTGCATTTAATATTGTTCCACCGACAGGAATTATAATTCCTGTTCGACTAATGAAGCCATTAGAGGACATTAATCCATTCTTCGATTCACTTACAACTCCTATCAGTTCTCCCAGAAGGATTTTGCTAATCTTCTTAAGGCAATAAATTTTGATAAGCAATTAAAAAAGGAACCCTGCTTCCTTCAACTCCTTCAATTTTGGAAGTCATAATAGTAGTATAGTCATTTTCAAAAGTGAAAGTAAATAATGTTCCATCAACATATTCTTTATACCCTCCAATATATTCTATATTTTTAGTTGCTGGAGATATTACAGCTATTGATGGATATAAATTATAATATTGACTACATATCACCAATATGCCATTTGCTTTTATTCTTTTTGATTCACCTTTATGTAACGAAAATGATTCACTAGTAAAACCATTGATAATCTTATTTATCCCTATCAGTTCTCTCAGGTCGGTTACGAAGTAAATTTTATGTCAATTATTACTGTGAATTATTATCTTAGGATCTTCCCAAGTTGAAACGTCTGGATAATTCCTTTTTCTAAATATTAATGTTCCGTCTATTGCTATTCCGAAGATGAAAACAGCATCTTCTAATTGTTTTATAACCAATCCTTGAACGACATTACCGTAGAATCCTTCTCCAGCAAAAGCATTGAAATTGGAAACGAAAGGTTGAATTGTTTTTATAGGCATTTCATTTACAAAATCCGTAAATTCACTCCATGAAGAAAACGATTTTGTTCCCTTCGGATTTCCCAAAAGTTCTCCCAGAACAATTTTTGTGGTTTATTTTGTAAATGCAGAAGAATTTTTTTAACTTTAAAAACAAAAAGTTGAGTATGTTAGAGAAGATCAGATATCGTTTAGTTTATAACCGGCAAAACAAGTTAAACCGACAGGGGACAGCCCTTGTACAAATAGAAGCCTATCTGAATCAGAGGAAGGTATACTTTAAAACCAATGTCTATCTAAAGCCGGAATGTTGGAGTAAGGATGGTGCTCAAGTAATCAACCATCCGCAATCGAATGAGCTTAACGCAATGCTATATGAGAAAATACTGGAGTTGCAGGCTATAGAACTTAGCTATTGGAAAAGAGGGCTTGAATCAAACCTTTCCACGTTAAAGGAGGCTGTAAAAAAGGGAATTAAACCAGTTGTGTCTTTTTTAAAATTTGCAATACAAACGATAGAGAATTCTGATAGAAAACCGGGAACCAAGGATAACATGCTGGGCACGGTAGCCACTTTGAAGGAATTTCGGAACGTGATAGAGTTTACCGATATAAACTATACGTTTCTAAAGGAGTTTGACGCATTTCTGCGCAACAAAGGATTGAAGGTAAACACGGTAGGAAAACACATGAGAATACTGCGTACCTTGGTTAACGAAGCAATAAACGAAGGTTATATATTACAGGAGGCATACCCTTTCCGTAAGTTCAAGATCAAGAAAGAGAAGAAGGAACATAACTTCTTGATGCCCGCAGACTTGGAGAAGCTGGAGAATCTTGAACTGCCGGACAGGAAGAACAACAGCCGGCACATACTGGACGCATTTCTCTTCTGCTGCTATTGCGGATTGAGATTCTCTGATTTCAAGCAATTGACTTATAAAAATCTCGTAACAGTTGATGGAAAGGAATGGCTAGTTATGAATAGCATCAAAACAGGCGTAAAACTCAATATTCCGCTATATCTGCTGTTTAACGGAAAGGCACTGGGCATAATGCGGAAGTACGACAGCATCGAACAACTGGCTGCATTAGGTTGCAATTCGGACACCAATCGGACGTTGCAGAAATTGGGAAGGATGGCGCGTATTAACAAGAAGTTCACCTACCATACAAGTCGTCACACTTGTGCTACTCTGTTGGTACATCAAGGTGTTCCGATAACCACCGTCCAAAAACTCTTGGGGCATACATCGGTCAAGACAACAGAGATATATTCAGAGGTGTTTGATGAAACGATTATCAAGGATCTGACAAGGGCTAACCAGAAGTATTCTAAAAGTAGAAATGTAAAACAAAATCAAATAAAATCTCAAAAATCCCCGGAAAAATACATCAGGCAGTAGAAATCTATAAAAGCTATCTGTTTTATACTTGTTTTTCCGACTTCAATATATTCATATTTTATTTGTAAATAAAAATGTAAATAATTTGGCCTTATTTTTCTATAAATATTCCTTATTGTTCTATAATTTTTCTTTATTGTTATAGAAGTAAAAAATATTGCATTAATGGCAATTTGGTAAGCCTTAACAGTGCTGCATATAAGGGAAGTACATTGCTTCTTTCTATGGGTCCTAGTTTATAACAATATCACTTCCCCTTACTGATAAAAGGTAAGGGGGAAGTGGTTACTTCGTTTTTATTAGTCTTTCCTCAAACTCTGCAATGATACAGTCTGCATCACCGCCATGCACCCAATTATCTAATACGGAAGAGAGAACTTCTGTTGCTTTTTCAACCGAAACATTGTCTGTTACTTTTCCACGACATTTAAATTCCGTATTTATCACTTCTGATTCAGAAGCTAAATTAATCCAACATAGACACGCGATTCCAAATTCATCTTGACATAAATCACGTAGCGAACATTTTGAACAATCTTTATGTTTCGTTTCCTTCAATTCATGCAGTATTCCGTCTATTATTATTCCGTTCTTTACTTTCATGTTCAATCTCCTTTCGTTCCAAAATAAATAGCACCAAGTATGACAAACGAGCATCCGCACAGAAATGCAAATATATGACTAACTATTGGGTTCATTTTATTCCTTTAAAAATATGACTAATAACATCTACTGTCCATCCGTTTCCTAACAGCCCCATGCCTATATGTGGCTGTACCGACTTGGTGTATCCTTCGGGTACGGTCTGTAATCTTTCCGCTTCCGTAATATTGGGTGTTCTGAAACCTTTTTCGGAATTACAGTCAGGTGAGTTGAATATCAACGGTGTAAGTGATTTTTTATATCTTCTCAACAGTGATTCGGGGTTCTTGGCAAACCTGTTCCATGATTCAAGCATACACCATGACTTTTTCTTCTCAACATATCCATCAGTGATGATGTCCTTGAACAGTATTCCCTTGTCCTTCCATGCAGGTATTTCCCAGTTGCACCAGTAGTATCTTGCTCTCATTTGTGCGGAAAAATCGGAGCTGTTGATATACACATAGTCTACTCCAAGATGTGACGAAATCAAATCAGCCCAATCGGATTTCATCTTCACATTTTCAAGCAGAAACTTTATATTAGGATTGAACTGTCTGATGTGGTTAAGTATATTGACGTATTCAAAGAACAATCCCGAACGCTCGCCATCGAAGTTCAGTTTCTCTTTCCCTAACTGTGAAAAATCCTGGCATGGTGTTCCGCCAATTAGTAAATCAATATCTTCCCACTGTATATCCCATTTGTTCCAGTTTTTAATATCCCCCAATTCAATTATATCGGGGTAATTATCCAATGCAACCTTGATAGACGGTTTGTTTATTTCGCTTGCGTAATACTTGTCTACCTTTATGCCTGCTCTTTCCAGTGCGATACGTCCGCAAGATATCCCGTCACATAAACTCAATACGTTCATTTTTCAATATATTTAAAGATATGTTTTATTGTTTCTATATTCCACCCGTTACCTAACATCTTGTAACGCTGTGTGTCGGATATTCCATCCCATATATACCATTCGGGAACGGTTTGAAGTCGTGCGCATTCGGTTGGGGTAAGTCGTCTAATTTTTGCACCAATTTGAACGCATGGTTGTGAATCACCATCATTTCTAGCCCTTGCCAGTAGTGTACATGATTTACCTGATTTAATTTCACGGAAATGTTTTCCTCCAAATGTACGTATCGTCCCCGAAACAATTATCAGATTATTTTCCGTCTTTACCCTGCCCTTCAAGCATTCAATCATCTTGTCAGACAAGAAATATTTTTCATCAACCTCTTCTTCAAGAATGTCCCTTAACAATATACCCCTATCTTCCGGCTGTGGAATATCGTCATGGATATCCGTCCAGTATATGCGCCTTCTGTTTTGTGCCGATACAAGTGCGGAGTTGATATGTATTCCTTTCCTCCCCATTATTTCATTGAACACAGATTCCCATTTCTTTCCCATTTCCACATTTTCAAGGAAGAATTTGGGATTGTCACCACGTTCAATAAGTTCGTGGTATATACGCATGTATTCCCAGAACAGATAGGATTGCCCTTCAAATTCAAAACCGTTCTCCTTCAATTCAAGATACGTTTGTAAGTCTAAAACCTCCATGCCTTCTTTCGTTGAAAACCCTTTTCTCTTGCCGGACATAGACAGGTTCGTACATGGCGATCCTCCGATTATCAAGTCTATCTTATCCAGTCTGCTTACTTCAAGTTCTCTTACATCACCAAGCTGTATGGTGTCAGGAAAGTTCTGCATGGTTGCCTTTATGGCAAACTTGTCCACTTCGGACGCATAGTATTTTTCTACAGGAATGCCAAGTTCGGAAAGTGTTATCCGTCCGCACGACATCCCATCGAAAAGGCTTAATACATTCATCGCTATATTTTTTTTTAATTTTCAGCAAATATACGACATAAAACCGTATGCAACCAATACGTTTAACTTTTTTTTAATTATCTTTGCGATAATAGATAAAATTCATAATATGCAGTTTTCCATAGTACCAAAAATAGATGCCGAGATTATGTTTTCGGAAGATGACCTGTCCGTTTTCAGACAATCGACAGACGGTCTGTATTATATGATCCATACCAATAAGGTTATGGAAGTGATGCCTATGACGTTACCTGAGGACGGAACGGAACGCCCTTTCCCTTACGATACATACGACACGGGCACAAGAGAGTTTGAGAAGCTGCTTTTATCTGAGGAATGGGCTAAAATGGGAGAAATATGAGAAAGATAGGGCTTTTTAATATAGGCAGACTTGGCCTTGTAAAATCGGCAGGTACAGGAAAGACCGATATAAACAAGGTGATAGAAGAATGGGTGAAAGAACACATGGTGTTTTGGTATGATATGTCAAAGCCTGTGGATGTTTATGTTCCCGGCATTACTTATGCAAATCCTTTTGTGAACCTAGGAGGAAAGATAACTTATGATAAGACTATAAATAAGTGTATAATAACCCATACACCTACAAATAACAATAATATTGCATTTTGGCAAATAATTGTAAAACCGTTACAATATGTAGAATCTTATAAAATACGTGTAACAGGATTGCCAACAGGTTTCACTATTAAAGGAAGGTTTGGATATGATGATATTCAGATAACGTCTGATGGAGAATATGACATACCTGAATACAGGAACAGTAGCACAACAAACACATCTTATCCCGAATTTTATTTGGCAGGTGATAATGTGAATGATGTGGATTGTAATATTGTGGTAGAAGAAATACCTACAAAACAATCCGTTCCCACAAACGAGATACTAAAAGCCAATCCATACCTGCAAGACCACAGCGGAAACAACAGGCCTCTGAAACTTAACAATTTCCTGTTCGCTGCAATGAGCGGAGTGGGAGGGTATGATATTGCTAGCACTAATATTCTATCCGATAGAGCAAATGTTACTGTTACGGATAACAGAATTATTCATATTACTAAAAAACTATCCACTACGGATAACATGGTAAACATAGTTCCGGCAAACTCTAACCCAACGCATAAGTTTAAGGTTACAGGTCTTTCTGATGGCAGACAAGTTAGTTTGGTAAACAGAAATGGCGGATTTTATACTTTTGACAACGGGGAACATGAGGTGACATTAACCTATCCCGAAGGAAACACTTCATTGTATAACGCCATAGGAGTTACAGGAAGTGCAGGAGATATGGATGTAACAATAGAGTTTATACCTAGATATCCCAACGCCCTAGTAACTGATGGGGTAGATGATTATGGGCAAATACAGAACTTACAACATGGCGTTAAGGTGTTGTTTACTACTATTAATCCGTTTGTTGATGGAAAGTTTATCTATGACCAAAGACTGAATACTACTGAACCTTGGCTGTTTGCCGTATTCAATGACAAAGGTAGTATTGCTTATAATAGTAGGAACTCAAACGGCAAGACCTATATTGATGGAACACTGAATGAATCTACAATAGTTTCCGCTTTGTTAAACAAAAAGCAAATAATCACCATAGTAAACAATGATGTGACAGGTGATAAAACTAAAACTCCTATATTCTTTAGCAATACTGACCATAATAGCGGATGGATTAGTTCAGCTTTCTACAACTCCTTCGGTTTCGATTCCGTCCCCACCAAACAGAATGACGGATTCACCGAGCAGGATTTGATTGACTACTATATACCGAAGGCTATCGTAACGATAACGGTGGTGGACGTATCAGGCTCACCCATACAGGACGCAACGGTCACGGTGGAAGGTGTACAGTACAAAACATTGTCTGACGGTACGGTAAAAGTACGAGGTATGGTAAATAGCACGATGTCGCTGTCTGTAAAGAAAGACGGGTATATGCCGTTTTCTGACAATTCATGGAAGTTTGCTGATTCAAGGATAACGCTAGAGGTGAAGGATACATAACGAAGAACTTTGAGAACTCGCTCATTGGAGAGGTAAAGGGAAGCAATCTTCACACAGGGGAATGTCATTACAACTTGTTTACGGGAAATGCAGGTTCGGGTAAGATTGGAAGGCGTGGTGTTTTCTTTGGTGGTTTGTCGCACCACGACCTTTGTTCTCTGCGGTCTGGTCATGCGTACTCTGCCCCTTCGTATGCGCTCGCGAACCTCGGTGGCGGCTTTCGTTGTACAATAACCCAAGCCTAATTTTTCACTTCGTGAAAAATCCCCCTCCCAAAACTTGCAAAATATATTAATTATGTTTAAGTTTGCATAATAAAAATCTAACCAAATGCGGATAGTTTTATTAGGGTAATACGAATAATTTTGCTATATTTGCATTAAAATAAGACATTTTTAAACAAACTTGATGCAGATTATGTAAAGCTGAACGAGTTTGCCGAAAGTGTTAAACAATCTTACTTAAAAGGATATGGAGAGCAATGACAAACAACAGATAGGTGGGTATTTCTCCACCAAAAACGCTTCAAAAGATGAAGCGTTAAAAGGTATAGTAGCTGCAAGAATATCAGCATCCGAAGATGTTACCGATAAGGAGTACACAGTATTGTCAAACTTGATAAGGGTAGCTACATCAGAAGGATGCCGTATCTCATTGGTACAGGAAACGAAAAGCAGATCAAGCAGAATATCACCAACAGGAATGCTTCTCCCGGCAGGAACGGTGGAATATTTTTCAGTCACACCGGGAAGCAAGGTAAGTGTTACGGGAACAGCAAACATATCATCTATTGAGTAGGACATGGGAATGAATTACAGCACGATATTAGCCTCTTTACTTGACGGAATATCTCTAGCATTGAAAAGCGGAAACTCGAATGTTGATGCGGAACAGTTCAACTTCCTTACTGACGCAATAAACAGATCAACTATCATACCGTCTTATTTTGATAGAGAAAATGCCATAAAGTATCTTGATGTGAGTGACACCGAGTTTGCAAGGCTTACATACAAAGGCACTAAGTTTCATCCCGTACAACCGTTATTATCTCCCGTGAGAGTACAAGGAATGACAAAACCCGTTTATTTGAAAGAAACATTGGATGCTCTTAAAAACAACTGGCTTATACGTCCAAAGAAGTCAAGGGGCAAATACAAGACTAAAAACTAGACAACCTCATACGCATACATTGTAACACAATCATCTTTATTCTCCATATTAACCGCTTGGAAAATGTTTTCTTCATTATCCAAAGCGGTTATTTTATATGTTCCGTTCGTCAGATCAACAGTGTCACCTAATTTTATATAAGCGTACTTGTTTCCACTAGGTATTAAATACGTAATCTTTATTGGATTATTATTCCATTTTTTTAATTCTTTCATCTTCAATTCCTCTATTTTAAAATTATTGCGCTAATATACGAATAGGAAAAGCAACATACAAGAAAATAACTTATTTTAACAAGTTTAAACTATCTGAAACACAATAAGTTATACTACGAAATTTTTATTTTTGTTTAGACCACCCATGTTGTAAATTTACTTTCGTAAAGATGAGTGCACAGTCTTTACGGGAGTTATAATACACACACATTAAATTACAATATTATGGGTTCAGACAAAATTTTTATGTTCGACAATCCTGCCGCTGGAGAAAGCGCAGGTATTATGTCAATGATTCCTGCACTGTTGCAGAATAAAGGATTAGACCCCAATCTTGTAGCAGCCTTGATGAATGGTAACAGAAATCAAGACGCTTGGGGTGGTGCTGGTTGCTATTGGATCTGGATTATCCTGCTCTTCTTCCTGTGGGGTGGTAACGGATTCGGTAACGGGTTTGGCAATGGAGCAAACGGAATCCCTGCTCAATTGAACAATGAAGCAGGACGTGAATTGTTGATGAACGCTATTCAAGGAAACGGAACAGCTATCAACCAGTTGGCTAGCTCTTTGAGTTGCTCTACTCAACAGTTGCAAAATGCTATCTGCCAGATTCAAGGACAGATTCAGCAAGTTGGTAATCAGGTAGGTCTTTCTTCTCAACAGATCATCAATTCAATTCAGTCCAATAGTGCAGCTATCGGTTCTCAGCTTGCTTCTTGCTGCTGCGATATCCGTACAGCTATTGAACGTCAAGGATGCGATAGCCGTTTGGCTACGGTAGAGCAGACCAACACTCTGACTAGCAATGCAAACACTCAGTTCAACATCATATCTGCTAAGATTGATGCTCAAAGCGCAATCATCAATGACAAGTTCTGTCAGCTTGAAATGCGTGAAATGCAAAACAAGATTGATGCTCTCAGACAGGAAAATAGCAATTTAGCTTTAGCTGCTTCTCAGCAGGCACAGACCGCTAATATCGTTGGACAACTTAAGGCTCCGTGCCCGGTTCCATCGTATATAGTGCCTAACCCAAATTGTTGCTATGGAGGTTATCCGTTCATGGCTGGTTTTGGTGCAGGTTATGCTGCTGGTGACAACTGTGGTTGCAATTGCTAAAGTGTAGTTAAGAGTTCTTTGACTTGTATATAAATTACAGGTCAGAAACTCTTATCCCGATGCCAAATAATGAATGGCATTTACAACCAATTAAACACTATTTAACAAAATTAGTATCACCCTTGGTAGAAGGGGTTGGGGACGTGGAGTGGTCGGCAGTAGCCGGGGCGGTGAAGCGTCAATATGTACGTGTATAATTAATCGTATATAATTACCTAGTAAAATTCTAAAGAAAGGGAAAAGTTATGAGTTATTTTTTTAATCCTTATATGATGGGATATAACGCTAACCGTTTTAAAGGAGTACATAGACTTGACTTTGGAGGAATACCGTTTGTTCGGACATCTTCTGTAACGACAGATACGACAAATTCAGAGGTTATCTATGGTATTAACCCGTGTCTGTTCAGACGATTGCCAAATCAAGGTATTTTGCTTTTAAGCGTAAATCATGTTCCTGCTGCTGGGTCTGATGCGTATCTTGTTTCTGTAGCTACTACATTGACAAATACCACATCAACATCCACAAGCAAGGTTCCTTTGGTGAACGGTTCTGGGGATCAGATTCCGTCTAGTGAAATTTCACAGGGGAATAAATACTTTGTCTATTACGACAAATGTAATGGGATATTTCAAGTAGTTAATCATATCGTTGCACCTGCTACTGCCGCACAGGCTAGAAGCACTGTAAAATGATATTAAAAAGTTAGAATAAGTATGTTTCAATCAATACGACAAGGACAGCAGTTTTTCATATTGCATAAAGGGGAAAACCCAAGATGTGATGTGGGCACTGTGGTAAGTGTTTCAAATCCTGTTCCTAAATATCAGAACGGATATACAGCATATCCTCTTCCGCAAAATGAAATGGTTGTGGATGTGAAAGTTAAGGTTGGAGATGATACTCTTGATTTTCAAAAGTTGCCAGCCAATCTTAGTATAGCAGACTTTTCCCAAGTAGGCGGAAATGTGGTTGTATCGGAAAGCAAGGATGCCATCAATGCAGAGATAGAAGCAATGAAAATAAGTAGTGTAAGGGTTGTGGAATCTGTGGAATACCATCAGAAAGTAATCAAAAGCTGCGATGAGATGCTTACAGCGTTGAATCCTGCATTTGCCGAAAAGGCACAGCAGGACAAGGAGATGAAGGAACTTAAAGGTGAATTGTCACAGATAAAGGATATACTTGCACAACTTGCTGCTTCTGGTATCAAATTGCCTGACGTGCAACATACAAACAATAATAATAACAACAATAAAAAATAAACACTATGGGTTGGAAAGTATATGGAATGGGCCGTAGCTTTGAAGGTGAAGATATGGACCGGGAATTAGAAAAAGCGTATAAAGAAGGTTATCGTGACGCTATGGAGGAAATGGATGGACGTTACGGTGAGCGTGGAATGCGTAGAAGAATGGACGATGATGGGCGTATTTGGGATGATGATGATGAGTACGGAGAAAGACGCGGAGTCAAAGGTACTGGTCCTTACGCCAGACGTAGACGCTAATTAAATTGGTTTAAGCCCGTAGTGGTCTGCTACGGGCTATCTTTTTAAAAACAAAAGCTATGGAAAGAACGAGATTAGATGTATATGAGAAACTTCCTTCGGGAATGGAAAAATATCTTGCAGAACACGGATGGAACTTCTCTAAGAAATTATGTGAATATGCCGTTTCCAAAATGAAAGACAGGAACGGAAACAAAATACACCCGTATGACAAGGATCAAGTGGAAACATTAATGAAGCAATTCAATGTTGAGTTGAAGAATGATGTGGAATACAACAAGGTTTATGTATTGAATATGGTACGTGCCGACTATATGGGTTCATCCATAGTCAATGAGCAATATGCCTGTATGTTTGTAAAAGACTATCTTGACGATGTTGACGGAAGCCCTACCCGTGCTCTTGACGAGTATTATGCAAAGTGTATAGCCTGTGGAACACCTTTCTCTTGGGAGGATTATATCTGATTGCTATGGTACGACAAAGACTATACATTGAGGAATATGATTGGACGGTTGATGTATTCTATTCTGTGGATAAATACTCTTATTTAAGAGCGATATACAGACTGGAATATATTGGCTGTCCTTTTCATTTGCTGAACAGGATAACGGATAAGATAAAGACTGAAAAATACAATTACGGTGTAACGTATTCAAACAATAAGTGCACTGTAATTATTATCAGTCACAGTACGTCTGATGAAGAATTTATGAATACACTGGAGCATGAAAAACAGCACATGATTGGTCATATAATTGATCATTATGGCATAAAGCCTTCATCAGAAGAAGCCGGATACCTTGCAGGATATGTAGGTGCTTTATTTACAAAACCTATAAAAGACGAGATTTGCGATTGTTGTAAGAAAAAACTAAAATAAATCATTATGAAAAAGATTTTTATGGCTATGATTAGCGGAAAAAGCAAAGAAGAAGTATATGATATGCTTAACGATTCAGAAAAGGAAATCCTGTTCGGTATTGCTCAAAGCATGGGAATGACACGGGTGGAAAGAAGAAAAATGAAAAGAAAATACGAAAAGAGAAGATAGGCTAACTGCCTATCCTCTCTATTATTAGTTAAAACTTTTGTATAACTCAAGATTGTTGAAAACATAACACTCTTTATCCTTGATTTGAGGATACATATAAGAGGGAATATTCGCTATCTTACGGGAATTACCCCAATATGATATTCGTTCGTCTATATCAAACAGAAGTTCCGGTGTATCATAGAAAAGATTTAGCTCCCCTTCCTTCTTTACATCTTCATCCCATTTGCCTTCGTCACGGGCGATATATAGTTTAAAATTATTCATATTTCATGTTAAAATAATGGTCAAGTCTACTCCTGTATTCAGGAAATTCGTCATACATGAATTTTAATGTTCTCATAGACATACATTCTTTCTGTACTCCCTTTTGGTTTAACTCGCAAAATTGCCTAAATGACATTTTCTTATAGAAACTGGGTTGGTTTACCCATCTTGCAATCTGCACATATATGTTTGACATGGGATGAAGAGCGTAATCCTTGTATCTCATGACATATCCAAGACATTTGTATCTCATAAGTATCTCTATCCTTTCAAACAGTTCAAGAATGTCTTTTATAAGCAACTCTCTGCTTGTACCGATTCCAAATCCGCAAAACAGATAAAGTTTGGTTGACTTGTCTGTAATGTTTCTCCATAAATCAAGTTTTCTTGAAATAACATCCTTGTCCTTTATATTGTCAAATGCAAATGTATAGTCACCGTAATATTTGCTCTTGGATAACATGGAAGCCCTGTTAGGAGTAAGAAGTCTTATGTCAAGACCCTGTTTGAACTGAAACTGTTTCCCGGTTGCTTGCAACTCTGTAAGGTCATCCTCCCATCCTGCATATCCAAGGAAATTATCATCAAGAAGTGATATTACCTTTCTGTCGCTGTCTAGGAAATCGGACAACTCCGAATATTTGAATACCTTGCTTTCGTTTCTGTTTACGCAAAACGGGCATTTTCTGAAACACCCCCTTGTAAGGAATCCTATGGAAAAATCGGTATAGGACGAATGATACGCCTTCAATTTACCTTTTCGCTTTATCGTTTCAATAAAGGAATCATATATATGATAATCGGGCATCTGTGTTCCCCATAACAAACCGTTAAACAGTTTTGTATTAGGAAGATCGTGCAAATCCTCATATCTTATATCATTGAAGCTGTTATCATGAGCATTTCCCATATACCATCCCGTTCCCCCATACATCACACTTCCCTTATATCCATGTATGAAACTTGGTTCGTTTGTGGATGTAAACACCTTTGATACGGTAATAATATCATAGGAATCAATATTGTTTCCATCCATCAATAATTCCGTATGAATACCTTTTGATTTAAGGAACGCGGACATTTTCATTATGGCAAGATTGGGGAATGTGGTTCCGTTATCTAATAAATCCGCATCAATCAATCCTACTTTCATATAAGTTTTCTTTTTATAAGAGTGTTTTCTACTTCCATCCAATCAACAAATGGTCTATTTGATAGGTTCACGTTATATTTTAACGGACATCCTAATGCCGCATCATCAATGTATATGTGACAATAAGGTTTGGGCGATAGTGTCCATGTATGCTGTTCAGGATTCTCGTTTATACCGAACAAGGGAATGTTGTTGTCCATAAACCATTGTACGGCTTCCGACAAATACTTTCCTCCCTGTTTGTGTATGTTGTAATCATCGGAAGTAACATCATCAATATCACTTCTCATGGTAAACAGGATAAGTTTGTGTCCGTTTACAACCAATTTTTTCAATACAGGCACGGCACCTATGTCCTTGCCGATTTTAGGAAAGTCGTGTGTCACGACTGTTCCGTCAAAGTCAATTCCTATGATAGCCATAATTTTATGTTTTTAATCAAATACAAGCCAAGTGTCCGTAGGCGGATTCCGACATATCACCATGTTTATTTACATAGTCAACAAAATCTTCCAAAGGAACGGCATCTATCTCATTCCTTGCTTTTACAATGGGAGCACCGCCACCAGTAATGCTTACCTGAACGGTATCCCAGGAAATGTACTTCTGACATTCTTTGGTCAATTCACTTTCTATTACTGTCAAACAAGTGAAAGCAGCGTTATATTGTCCTGCCAGTTTTTCTATTTTATTCATATATCATTGGTTTTACTTTAAATACTTATCTATATAATACTCACGAGATTTGCATTTTACAATATGATAATCTATCTGATATGTATTACATGTTAAAGAGTTCTTGAAAGCAATTTCTTTGTTTGGATACACCATATCAATACATGTTTTTGGAAATGGATGTCCTTTTATCCATTCTTCAATATCATCATACCACTTGGGTATAAGGGCATGAGGTTCAATGATGTTCATGCTTATTCCCATGAGTTTATTTTTTCTTTTATTCAGTATGTCAATTCTATGATAGTAAAAACTAAGCTGATGGTCGATGTCGTTTCGGATACGTTCTATGCGTTCTGTTTTACTCATTTCTAATCAGTTTTGATAGTTATTTATCTACAGTTGATTTTACAATTATCTTATTATCGGATGATGGCATTACAATCACATTTCCGACATCTGTGCTAATTTTTAGGATAGGATTAAAGTCAAAGTCAGTAGTAGCTACTATAATCATATCTCCAAAAACATATCTTTTATCTTGTTCCAATTCGTTCATATCTTATTTGATTTACACTAATTCAATTATAGCCTTCTTTAAATTAACAAATAAAGGTATTGCTGACATGCCCCCATTGTAATCCAACTGTCTTAAAGATGGGACAACCTCTCCATTATCATCAATCTCATAATCTGCGATATAGGCTAACTTCTTCGCTTCGGGAACCAATGTCCTTTCATGATCCATGACCGTTATACAGACCTTGCTTCCAACAGGAAATCCTTGGTTGGATTCAATGTATTCCTTTTCCATCTGTTCCCTTTCTTCATTCAATTCTTTTAGCTTTAAATCAATAGCGTATCTTTTGCTTAAAAATTCTTCCTTATTCATCTTTTTTGCCATTCTAATTGATCCTAACATACTTACCTGCTATATCACAGTTTCTTAATATTTCCGCATTGTTTTCACCAAAAGCGATGAGAATACTGTCACAGCCAGGAGAATCCCCACGAGTTCCGTCTGGACGGAAGAATTTTATTCGATTCCTCAAAAACATCATACCGGTTGCTTTCTTGAAGATGATGTCTTGAAACTTATTGCTGTCACATCGGTTAAAAAGTAGTGCTATACCGTTGCCGTGTTCTGCCAATTTCTCTACAAACTGCCACATAAGCGGTTTGGAGTACAGAGGGTTAAGCCAAATTCGCCCTCCCCAATTTTGTATAAGACCATTGTCCTGCTTGTTGTACATGATTTTTGCAGTAGGCCAAAGAGGGTGCATGGGAGCACATGGATCAAGGTCAAATTCACCCAATGCGTCTATAATTTCTTTCGGTGTGTACCATTCATCGGTACTATTAGCCGATCTTTCAAAAGTTGTATTCATTTCTAATCTGTTTTGAGCGTTATTTATTTCTCTTTTTAACGAAACATTTCTATTACTACTTTATTTTCCGAGTTCCCATCATCAGGATGCACATCAGTAAAGTCAATGACGGAAAAATCATATAAATCTGGAATGTATTCAGTTTGGTAATCTCCTGTATTCATTACAATATTTATTTCAGCATCCTTATTGACAACTAACATTAATTCGTCAATCATATCTTGGACAGTAATTATTCTTTTCATTTTTCATCCTTTTGTTTTTATGTTTCATACAGAAACGGTTATGTTCTTTATTTCCATCTATTCCTTCTTTTTTTTAATTTTTTGATTTAATAATAGTACCGAATGAACGATACCTACGCCAAGCCATATTTCCACGCTGAATACTAGTAATCCAATCACAAGCCTTAAAAACTTGTCCTACATTATATAGGAATGGTCTTTTTTGAATTTTTCTTTTTATTCTTGCTTTCATTGTTCCTTCTTTGTTTTAAAATGTTCAATCAGTTCGTTTACGGTGGCCTTGTGAATGGTATCCGTATTGACATCAATATGATAGTAGACCCAATAGGTAGAGAACTTGGTTTTAGGACACAGAATCCACTTATCCCCATCGGTAAACCATTGGTACTTGTCTGTATCATCCCTTAATGCAGCGATAGCCAGGAAAAGTTCCTCGTTCGTTCCGCAATCAATTCTTCCACGTTTTTTCAAAGGATGCCCATTTCTTATCACATGATTCTTTTGGGATAGTAAAAAGTATATTCCATTATGACACATAATAAAATCATACTTGTTATCATCATCTGCATAATATTTAGGCTTACCATGTGAATACCCCAATTCTTCCAGCCCTCTCCGAAGTTCCTGTGTGTTTTTGCGTATAAAGCACGGTGTTGTAAATCCCATAATTATTCCTCCTTATCTATCTTAATATCAGTTACTTTTCCACGATTGACAAAGCACTGGTCCATGTTTGGGTTTTCATAAGCTATATCGCAAATGATTTCTGAACTATCATCACACTCATTTTGTAATGAGCACTCATCACATATTCCAACGCACAATTCATGCAACACCCCGTCTATTATTATTCCGTTTTTTACTTCCATATCTCAATCTCCTTTTTCTTTAATTCTCTCTAGCACATCCCTGTTGGCTTCGAGTATATCATCGAAAGACGGAATGGGCATCCATGCAACAACATCATCTATAACCTCATCATAATAGCCTCTATTACTTTTCATCCATTTGTTTTTAGATGAAAAATACGCTTTGAATATATCACCATTCGCAACCATTACAATACAATCATCTGATGTGTCACAACCAGCCTTTTCCTTAACACTTATCCAAGGTGATTGCTTTGACTGCCATTCGGCACCAGAAATAAAAGATTCATAACTCTGTTTATGCACTCCATTAATAAATCCACTTATTGTACCTTCGGCATCACATATTTCAAAATGCGTTTGGTGCTCTCTTGCCGCTTCTTCTACTGTCTGTTTCATATCTTATCCTTTAAAATTTTTCATGTATTCACAATCCTCATCACATACACCTTTCTTTGCACAGTGAGGGATATTAGTTCCCCACTCATATTCAAAATTATAACATAGGTTTCTGTATTCTTCCCTTCTTTCCGTAGGACCAAGTGTTCTTGCTGAACTCCATGATTCATAGTCATTGCTAGACGCCTCTTTAAGAACGCATCCATCATCGTTATATAGCTTTCTAACTTCATTCATATTTGTTCCGTTTTGAACCATTTACCTGACACCAGGAGAATGGTAATTATTGCTAAGTGAGCTACTCACGCCTAAAGGCATGAGCTTCTTCCTGCTTCTTCCTGCCATTGCTTTTTAGGACAGTCCACAGGCTTAACTTCCCCACGCTCCGTGGGTAGGGCTTTTAAGCCAAAAGAATGTATAAACAAAAGCGCTATCATCCCCTGTCTTCAGGCAGGGGAATTCTCGCTTAATTATTAAATTCTAATTGCTCTATCAGCCAATTGTTAATCAACTTCCACTAACTCACCGTTTTCCAGTCTATACCATGTATCAGCCTTGACAACCTCACCATCAACTACTACAGCCTTCCAATCAACAATATCATACGTATCATCCCTTTCCTCAGCTATGACCAAAATTGCACCTATTCCGCCTTTTACTTTAACATTGCTACCTCTTGCAACTGACAAACCATTAGATCCTGTTGAAGCCTTTCCTCTTGCCGTGGCAGCACCACAATCACCAGCCGTGGCAGCACCACAATCACCAGCCGTGGCAGCACCTCTATAACCAGCCGTGGCAGCACCACAATCACCAGCCGTGGCAGCACCACAATCACCAGCCGTGGCAGCACCTCTATAACCAGCCGTGGCAGCACCTCTATCACCAGCCGTGGCAGCACC